AGATACTTCTATCCGAATAATTTTCAATTTCTCTTTTCCAGTTAATTTTAAGAGTTGCGGGACAAATAATTAAAATTTTCTTCGCTCCCGTTTCTAAAGCGGCAATAATGGTAGAAGTTGTGTTATGAGTAACAATTGCGTGTTCAGTTACATATAATTTATCAGGAGAATCTACTGAAATACAAATAGCCTCACCATTACCCTCAAATTTAATATCTTTAATATATCTACCAACCTTATATTTTTCGGGAGTATTGTATAAATCGTATTTTCTTTTAAGTTTAAATGGATTCATCCCTGATGGTAATTTTATGTTAACTCTATAAGATTTTTTACCTTCTTTTTTTTCACCCTTGTATGTATAGTTAGTTGTTCTACTTTTTTTTTTGGCAATACCACCTAAACTATGTACGATTTCAATAACATCATCACATAATCTTTCCGATACAGTTGAAAATTCAGTCCCTTCAAAATTTCCTTTTTTATTGAGGCAACAAGTTCCATCAGTATCCATTAAACCTTTTAAAATTTCTAATCTATTTTCAATTGAGGTATATTTAAAACAATCCGGGACAAATTTATTATGAGAAGTACAACCCATTAAATTTAAATTTTTAAGAATTTGTGTGATAGGATTATTGTGACCATTTTTTTTTGTAATGGAATAATCATATTTAGTATTTTTCTTTTTAATTATTTGAGTATTTTCAGGTAATAATTCTTTAATATATTCTATGATTTCATCATCTGCGGAACTAAACATAATACTTTTTTGACTGATACCTCCATCACCTAAAATTAACCCAAGTAAATAAGGATTTACCGGGATTTCATTATCAACAAATTCAATTGGTTTAACAATAGGTATTTGCCACTTACTATTACCTCCTTTTTCCTTAAAATAAGTTTTAAATTTATAATTTCTATTAATATTATTTTTCTCACCTGAGACTTCTAAAAATAATTCTTCATCAATCATTTGACCAATAGATAAAACAATGTTTTTTTTATTACGAGAATTTTTAGTATTATGACCAAAACTTCGCGCCCTAACAGAAAATAAATGTTCTTTACAGACTAAGACAGAAACTCCATCGTTAAATGTTACTCTATATAAATCTTTAATTCCTTGAGGATAAACACCTTGAACATTACATTTCTTACCATCACTACCAATAACTTCATCACCAATTTCTAAATCTCCAATTCTTTTTCTACCATATGGGGTAAATACTTTATTCTCAACAAATTCAGCTTTACCCAACCCCATATCGTCAGCAAGAATAAACTTCTTATTCTCAACTAATTTTTGGACGGCTTCTTTTTGATGTTCAAGAGGAGGACGATTAGAGTATTTTGAATAATCAATTACAACGTTTTTAACGGTGTTATCTTTAATGATTGCCGCTTTAGGTAACCAAAAATGATGGAACTCTTCGGTTTCAAATACTCTACCCCAAATATGATACGCTTTTTCTTTATCCGATAATAATTTCTCAACCCATACCTTTTGTGGTATTTCAGTATACAATTTATCATCCGCAAGTTTCTGTGCGAAGTAGGTATCAAGAATTACCCATTTCTTGGCAACTTTGGGTTGTTTATCGTGATTGTTAATTATGTATTCTGATTGACTCCTTGTTGGGTAAAACTTTCTATTTAATTGTGACTTTCGTTTTAATTCAATAAGGTAGTTATTACCACCTTCATAGGTTTCCAATAAGGACAATGCTTTTGACTCGAGACTTACATCCATTTATACAAAAAATATTTTAATTAAATATAGTTGATATTGAAGTATTTATCAAGATATGAGTATGAATCAAACACAATTAGAAAAAATGATAGGTAAAATGATGAATGTCATTAAACCTAATGGTGTATCCGATATGGGTTTTAATTTAAAACCAATGGAAACTTATAAGGATGAATACTATATGATGGTTACATATGTTGTCCCTGATGGAAGTGAATTTTTAAAAAGAGACAACATGAAAAAAACTGATGTTTATAGAGACCAATGGAATCGTGAGATTAAAAATACAATTAAAAATTATTTTAATGTTAATGTTGTTATTAGTTCATCGTCTATTGAATCTGAGTCATATCATAATAGATTAAAACAGTGATAATATGCAAAAATTAGTTCCAATAACAAGATTAGGTAAGTTCTTCGGAGCCGAAGATTATTCTCTCGACATAGGTATGGGTGAGGAATGGTTATTGGGAGATATGAACTTTACCGTTATTCTTTATAGAGTTGATAGATATAAAACTAAAACTGATGATGTTTATGGTGAGGTGACCGAAGATGGAATCCAATTCATGGCACCGGTTGAATTACAAGGTTTGGTTCAAGTAATGGCTCCAACCTCTAAACTAATTGCCAGTTCTAAACTTGAGAGTCAGGAACCTGGTAATATGAAATTTTCGGTGTATCAAAAAACACTTGATGAATTAGGTGTTGAGGTATTTTTGGGAGATTATCTTGGGTATTATGAAACTGAAGACCGAGTTAGATATTATGTTGTGAGTGATGATGGATATGTTAGGTCAGATAACCGCCATTCGTACGCGGGTTACAAACCTTTTTACAGGACTATCATAGCGACATATGTTAGTGAAAACGAATTTAGAGGGATATAATGAAATACATAATAACAGAAAGTAGGTTAAATTCAATTATTGAAAATTGGTTAAATGAAAACTATGGTGACTTAGAAAAATTTAATCGTACTGAATTTAGAGAAATTTATTTATCCAAAAATGGGAGGTTTAAATTTATGTATAATATAAAGGCAAAACGATTATATATTCTTAGTGAGGTATGGAATTTTATTACAGATATGTTTGGATTAGATTATGATGAGACGGAAAAAATTCTATTAAATTGGTGTAGTAATAAATTTGGGTTTAGGATAAAAAACCTTGCTAAGGTAGATGAAATATGAAAGTATTAATAACAGAAAGTAAATTATTTAACGCCATCTATCAGTATATTGATAGTTATTTAAACTCAAACGAAATTAATTGGGTTTATGGTAGAGATGGGGATGAAGATAATGACGAGTATCCTGATAATGAAGACTCTTTAGTCTTTTATAAAGGAGGTACTTGGACGGGAGAAGATTATAGTGATATAGTTTTTAATTACTTTATGGTAGATTATTATGAAGATACCCCCGGAAGCTACAAAGACGAAGCTCCAATTTTAGAAGTTATGGGTGAATATGGAGAACATTTAGACAGTATGTTTAATAAACATTGGGAAGAACCTATGAAAAAATGGTTTGAAGATAATTTTAATTTACCGGTTAATACGGTGTCAACATATTACGAATAATGAAAGTATTAGTAAAAGAATCACAGTTAAGAAGGATATATGAAATTGTTATCAATAAAGAAGAAGATGACTTTATTGGTAAACGAGTTATGGCGTACTATAATTTACACAAACATACATTTTCAGTTAGATATAATAATAAAATAATTTTACATGCCGATTACGTCAAGTTAGAGAATGTTGAATTTAGAGTTAGACCGGGAGGAAAAGAAAGAGTTCGTTCTGAAAAACAAAAAAATGTCCATGCGTTTGTTATTGGAGATTTAATTGATTTTTGTGAATACCCGTGTGAGGATATGCCAATTCCACCATCTGATGTGGTGGCGACTTATAATCCATATAAATATGATTCGTTTGTTTATAAAGGAACTGATGAACCAGTTTATAGTGCGGGTGAAGTAGAAATGATAAATTTAAAAGACAAAATATATATAACTAAATAATATGCCATTACCAAAAAAAGTTATACCAACATTACCTTTAGTTCCACAGAAGACCTTGTCAGCTCGTAGGGAACAACTATTGGAATATATTAATGAGGATGGAACATATCTTCCTAAATCAGTGTTGCATGCAGATTTGGATAGAGGAATGTTAGATTTTGTTAAAACTGATTTAGAGGTCATTACCGCAGGAAAAACAGTTCCAATGGTTGATATTATAATCACATCACAAAATTGGTCTCAATATGTTGAAACTGCTTTATTTGTGGATTTAGATTATAATCCATCCCCGCCCTTCATCACAGTGGTTAGAAGTCCCGAAGTTAAATTTGGAACCAACCCTGCTTTGAAATATACGATTCCGGATAGAAAACAATTTTATTACGCATCCGTTCCGACTTGGAATGGAAATGTTCAAGGTATGGACATTTACACAATACCTCAACCGGTTCCTGTAGATATTAATTACAGTGTAAAAATTATTTGTAATAGAATGAGAGAACTTAATCAATTGAATAAAGTGATTATGCAGAAATTCTCATCAAGACAAGCCTATACATTTATCAAAGGTCAATATGTTCCAATTGTTATGAATAATGTTTCAGACGAATCACAAATGAGTTTAGATTCTAGAAAGTATTATGTTCAATCTTATGACTTCACAATGTTAGGTTATTTGATTGACGAAGAAGAGTTTGAGGTTAAACCGGCAATTGCAAGAGTAACCCAACTTATGGAATTAAGTGGAACCGAAAATAACAAAAAAAGAGATAAATACCCTAAGAACCCTAACGAATTTTTAGAGAATTATTTGTTTGTTGTTGGGAATGATACCCTAAGTGATATGGTATCTTACACCGCAAATCTTTCTTTCGGTACTTGGTCTAATGTTGAGACATACGATGTCTATATTAATGGAGATTATTTTGGTACAGATGTCCAAAATATTCAAATAACAACTAACGATATTTTACGAATAGATGTTGTTAAAACTGATGACAATTTGGAATCCACAATTCAGTTTGAAAACTTATTGGTTTAATCCTCACCATATATATCTTTTTTCTCTTTACAGGTTTCTGTAATTAATTTTTCTAAAAACTTATAAATTTTTAATCCTCGTTTTTCACAGTACTTTTTGAGTATCTCGTGGACGGCGGGGTCTATTTTAATGTTCTTGATTTCTTTTGTCTGTTTCATAGGTAGAAAAAAGGTAGAATTTATTCATACTCTTTACTAATAGATATTTAAAAGTAAAGTTTTTTGATATTCTATTGAATATTTATCTATAAAATAAATCTACAATAGAATAATTAAATAATGGCAACAGCACAAGCAAATCAAAAAGTTTTCGTTTCACCGGGAGTATACACTTCAGAAACTGACTTATCATTCGTAGCACAAAGTGTAGGTGTTACTACCTTAGGTTTAGTTGGTGAGACTTTAAAAGGTCCCGCATTTGAACCGGTATTTATAACAAACTATGACGAATTCCAAGCCTTTTTCGGAGGAACAGAACCAACCAAATTTGTTAACACACAAATCCCTAAATATGAAGCGGCATATATTGCTAAATCTTACTTGCAACAATCAAACCAATTGTTTGTTACAAGAATCTTAGGTTTATCAGGATATGATGCAGGACCATCTTGGAGTATTAGAGTTACTGCAAATGTTGACCCTACTACAATAAATCAAAGTCCAACAGGTGCAACATCTTGGTCTGTATCTTTTACAGGTTCAACCAGTGCTGAAACTGTTAATTTTATTAGTGGTTCATTTCCAACTGTGGTTCAGGCTAACTTTAATACACAATACAGACTTTCAGATGGAAGTACATCAACATATAATAACGACATTACAAATACTATAATAACATTAGTTGGTAATCCTACATTGTCTGCAACAACGGCAATCGCTTACGGTTCAATCCCTGAAAGTGATTATTATGTTTTAATAGGTCAATATGGTACTGTTGTGAATTCATATGGTGTTGACTCTCTTAATTTAACAAATAATGATTTATCTGCCGGTCAAAATGATTCATGGTACTATGCGAATTTTAATAATTATGCGGGTAACTCTTATTCAGGTTATTCATTTAACTATGCGTTTGATTCCATCACTACCGGATTAACCGATAGTTTTTCGGGAACTATATCGGGAGATTATTACAGTTTTACCGGAACGGCTTATACTGAATACAATGACATGGTTGTTGCAACTCTTCGTTCAAGAGGTATTTCATTATATACTAATAGTTCAACTAGTGATAATCATGGACCAATTTATGAGGTAAGTGGTTTAACTAATGTTACATTATTATCTACTGACCAATACGCAGATATTGATAAAAACCCTTATGCCTCATTTGGTTTATCAGGTGTCACTAAAGATGGGGATAATTTTACATTTGAAACTAACTTATCTGCTGCTTCTTCAAAATTTATTACTAAAGTATTAGGTGTTGATAATTTTGGAAAATCAAGAAATGAGGTTCCTTTATTTGTTGAAGAGATTTACCCTGGTTCATTGGCATACGCTTATAATCAAGGATATATAAAAGGTATTAATCCTGAATTAGTTGCATTACCGGATGCTAAAAGTGAAAATCCGTCATCAATAGCGTATAATGTAGGTCAATATCAATCACCAAGTACACCTTATTTGGTGTCAGAATTAAGAGGTAATAAAGTTTACAAATTATTTAAATTTGTTTCAATCTCAGATGGAGATGCTGCAAATACTGAAGTTAAAGTTTCAATTGCTAACCTATCATTTAATAATATGACATTTGATGTGTTAGTTAGAAATTTCTTTGACACTGATTCAAACCCAGTTGTTATTGAAAAATTTACTAACTGTAATATGGACCCTAATTCTAACAACTTTGTTGCTAAGAAACTTGGTTCCACTAACGGAGAATACGCGTTACTTTCAAAATACGTAATGATTGAAATGGCGGATGAGGCCCCAATTGATGCAATTCCTTGTGGGTTTGAAGGATATACTCAAAGAGAATACGATTCAGTTTTAAATCCATCACCGACCCCTAAATTTAAAACAAAATATTTTTTCCCTGGTGAAACCATTGCTAATCCACCATTCGGTACACCAACCGGTGGTCCAAACACAGTAGAATCTCCGGGTGATATTGTTAGAAGAACTTATTTAGGTTTCTCAACTCAATATGGTATTGACGAATCATTTTTATCTTACAAAGGTAAACAAACCCCAGAATCTTGGGTTATTGCCCCACAACCAATTGAAGGGGCGTCTTGGAATTATGTAAGTAAAGGTTTCCACATGGATTCCGGTGCAACCGTAGTCACAATTTCAAATAGTTCATTAACTAGTGGTCAAACTGCATTTGAATGTGGTACTGCAGAATTTAGAACAGACCCTGAAACTCAAGAAAATCCATACTATTTCATCTACTCAAGAAAATATACTGTATGTTTTGCTGGTGGATTCGACGGTTGGGACATCTATAGAGAATTTAGAACAAATCAAGATAGATTCCAATTAGGTCAATCAGGATTTTTAGCGGGAGCATCATCTTCAACTCGATACCCTAACGCAACCGGAAGTGGTTTATTTAAAAGAATTACTGTTGCTGATAACACTCAAGATTTTGCTAATACCGACTATTATGCTTACTTACTGGGTATTCTAACATTTAGAAACCCTGAAGCTACAAACATTAATGTATTTGCAACATCAAGTATTGACTACATCAATAACTCTAACTTAGTTGAAGAAACTATTGACATGATTCAATACCAAAGAGCGGATTCAGTTTATATTGCAACAACTCCGGATTACAATATGTATACTCCGGACTCAACTAATCCACAGGATATTATTTATCCTCAAGAATCAGTAGATAATTTAGATAATACCGGAATTGACTCTAACTATACCGCAACTTATTATCCTTGGGTTTTAACAAGAGATACTGTAAATAATACACAAATTTATTTACCGGCAACAGGTGAGGTTTGTAGAAACTTAGCGTTAACTGATAACATCGCTTTCCCATGGTTCGCATCTGCGGGTTATACTAGAGGTCTTGTAAACTCAGTTAAGGCGAGAGTTAAATTAACTCAAGAAGATAGAGATACATTGTACCAAGGTAGAATTAACCCTATCGCAACTTTCTCTGATGTTGGTACAGTAATTTGGGGTAATAAAACATTACAAATTGCCGATACGGCACTTAATAGATTGAATGTAAGAAGATTATTACTTCAAGCTCGTAAGTTGATTTCAGCGGTGGCTGTAAGATTATTGTTTGAACAAAACGACCAAATTGTTAGACAACAATTCTTAGATAGTGTTAACCCAATCTTAGACTCAATTAGAAGAGATAGAGGTTTATACGATTTCCGTGTAACTGTTTCATCTTCACCTGAGGATTTAGATAGAAATACTTTAACAGGTAAAATTTACTTAAAACCGACGAAAGCATTAGAGTTCATCGATATTGAATTCTTCATTACTCCAACAGGAGCTTCGTTCGAGAATATTTAATAAAAACCATAAGTGGGGATTCGTCCCCACTTTTTAGCCAATTATGAAAAAAAATACATTAAAAGAAGGAATTAGTGAACAGGGTACTCCTGATATGAAATATTACGCATTCGATTGGGACGATAATATTGTTCATATGCCAACCAAGATTATGGTTAAAACTGAGGACGGTGACGAAATTGGGATGAGTACTGATGATTTTGCTGAATACAGACATCAATTAGGTAAAGAACCTTTTGAATATAATGGTGAGACTGTTGTAGGATATGGAAACGAACCTTTTAAAAATTTTCAAACACCCGGAGATAAAAACTTTTTAATTGATGCAATGAGAGCCAAGATTGGACCGGCATTTGACGACTTTAGAGAGGCTATTAACGAAGGTTCTATCTTTTCTATCATAACCGCTCGTGGACACAATCCTAATACGTTAAAACAAGCCGTATACAATTATATCATAGAAGGATTCAACGGGATAGACAAAGAAGAGTTGATTAAGAATCTTAAAAAATATAGAAGTATTTCCGGTGATGATGAAATGGGTGATGACGAATTAATCAAAGCTTACTTGGATATGTGTAAATTCCATCCTGTATCTTACAATGATGAGGAGGGTGCGGCAAATCCTGAAGAAGCTAAAGTTCGTGCTATGGATAAATTTGTGGATTACATTAAAGAAATGTCGTCTAATTTAGACAAAAAAGCGTTCCTAAAAAAAGATGTGAGTAATAATTTTGTTCCAACAAAACCAACAATTGGTTTTTCTGACGACGATATACGAAATGTAGAAGTTATGAAAAAACACTTCAAAGATAAGCCTGGCAATATTGTTAAAACTTATTCAACAGCAGGAGGAATAAAAAAAGAATATTAACTAGTTATAAAGAACTAGTATTAAATAATTAATTAAAAACTAGTTAAATTAACTAGAATTAAATAAACTAGTCTGGATTATAATGATAATAAATTAAATTCAGAAAGTCAATAAAAATATTTTCCAAAAGGATATATTTATGATAATAAACAAAGAAAAACTAATTTAAAATAATATGGCTGATTTATTGATGAAAATGCCGATTCCTTACGAACCGAAAAGACAGAATCGATTCATACTAAGGTTTCCATCAAGCTTAGGGATTAACGAATGGTTTGTAGAAAGTGCTGCAAGACCTAAAATTAAAATTCAACCTACAGAAATTCAATTTCTAAATACCTCAACGTATGTTGCGGGTAGATTTAATTGGGATGAGATACCTGTTAAATTTAGAGACCCAATTGGTCCATCTGCATCACAAGCTCTTATGGAGTGGGTTCGTTTACATGCTGAATCTGTTACAGGTCGTATGGGATATGCTGCGGGTTATAAGAAAGATATTGACCTTGAGATGTTAGACCCAACAGGAGTTGTTGTTGAGAAATGGATTTTGTATGGTACATTCTTAACTAGTGTTGACTTTGGTTCATTGGCGTATAGTACTGACGCTCTTGCAGATATTAGTGTATCGTTAAGAATGGATAGATGTGTATTAGTTTATTGATTTTTTAATACTAATAAAAACATATGTGTTGATAAAAAATCAATACTAATTATATTTAACCGTAAAGACATAAACTTTACGGTTATTTTTTTATATGGAAAATCAGGCAATCGAATACGGACAACAAAACTTTACGTTACCACATGATGTAGTACCACTACCATCGGGAGGAGTGTTTTACAAAAATAAAAAGAAATCTATCAAGGTAGGTTATCTAACGGCAAATGATGAAAACATTTTAATGGCTGGTGGTAATGATATGACCACAACACTATTAAGAAGTAAAATCTATGAACCGGACCTTAAGGTTGAGGATATGTTAGAGGGAGACGTTGAGGCAGTTCTAATATTTTTGAGAAATACAGGATTTGGTCCTGAAATTAATTTAAATTTAGTTGACCCATCAACACGAAAACCATTTCAAGCGACAGTAACACTTGATACATTATCAGTTATTAATGGACAGACACCTAATGAAGATGGTACCTTTATAACTAATTTACCAAAATCACAGGCGACTATTAAATTAAAACCTTTGAGTTATGGTGAAATTTTAGAGATAAGTAAATTAGAAGATTCTTACCCTGTTGGTAGAGTAGTTCCAAAAATTACTTGGAGACTTCAAAAAGAAATTGTAGAGGTGAACGGAAGTACCGATAAATCAGAGATTGCCAAGTTTGTTGAACAAATGCCAATCATGGATTCAAAATTCATAAGAAAATTTATGAATGAAAATGAACCAAGATTAGATTTAAGTAGAGTTTTAATCACCCCATCAGGAGAAAAGATGACAGTTAATGTCGGATTTGGGGTAGAGTTTTTTCGTCCTTTCTTCTGATTATAGAAAAGGACAAATAGACGAATTCTACTATTTGAACAAATTAATGAACATAACCTATCAAGATTTTCAAGGAATGCCACTATTCGTTAGAAAATATTTATTAGATAAGTGGTTAGAAGATAACACAAAGGACTGAAAACTCAGTCCTTTTGTATTTATATTAAAATACTATTTAAATTATGGCAACAGGCGATACTACTCCGGATTTAAGTTTTGCTCAGAAATTGGCAAAAGAAGCCACGATAGATTGGACAACATTATCTAGGGCTATTCAGGACGCATACAACACTTCAGTTGAAATTAACAGAACTTTTGGTCAAGGCCAGGAAAGATTATCTGAAATGATGGGTGCGGTGTCAGATGCAATACCGAGAGTTACTCGTTTAGGTGGTTCGGTTAAAGATGTTCAGGAATCAATTAGTGGAATTGCTGAAGCTTCAAGACGAAATGTTATTGCAAATACAGAAGATGTTGAAAAACTTTATGCTGCCACACAACTTATTGATGGAAGTGCGGAAACTTTAAGTAATGCTTTCTTAGACATTGGAGTTGGGGTTGGTCAAATTGGAACACAATTAGAATCTTCAATTAATTATATCAGAAGTATTGGTGGAAATACCAAAGCGGTAATGAAAGATGTTACTACTAACATGGACCAGATGAATCGATACCAATTTGAAGGTGGTGTTCAGGGGTTAACAAAAATGGCGGCACAAGCATCTATGTTACGATTTAACATGAACGAAACATTTAAATTGGCTAATGATGTTTTAGACCCTGAAAGAGCTGTTGAGGTTGCGGCAGCGTTTCAAAGATTAGGTGTTTCTGCCGGAGATTTGGCAGACCCATTCCAATTAATGAATCAATCGATTAATGACCCTTCAGGATTACAAAATAGTTTGGCCGATGTTGCAAAACAATTTACTTATTTTGATGATAAAACTAAGACTTTTAAAATTAATCCTCAGGGTGTTCTAACACTTAGAGAGATGGAAAAACAAACAGGTGTTAGCGCTGCGGAGATGAGTAAAATGGGTCTTGCTGCTGCTGAAATGGACCAAAGATTATCCGCAGTTAATTTAGCGGGATTAACATTTATAAATGAGGAAGACAAACAATATCTTTCTAATATTGCAAATATGGAAGGTGGGACATATAAAGTAACTCTTGAAGATGGAACTAAAAAAGAATTATCTGACTTAAAACAAGATGAATTTAATAAATTACTTGAACAACAAAAAACAGGTCCTAAAACTCTTGAGGAAATGACCATGTCTCAATTAACAATTGATAAAACAATATTATCAAATGTTGCTGCAATTAGAGAGTCTGTAGTACAAGGGATAACAAGTCCAAAACAAATTCGACAAGGTATTGCAGGAGTTCAAAGAGTTACTAAAACAGTTCTTGGTGAAACCTCGGGCGCAATTAAAACTAAAGATTTTAGAGATGTAAGTGAAGGATTTTTAACAGCGTTAGGTGGTGTTGTAACAGATTTTAAAGAAGGTAATAAACCACTTACTGATGTTCTTGCAAATGGGTTAAATAGATTTGGTGATACTTTGGATGTCTCACAAAAAAATTTCACGGAAATTTTCAAAGGAATTGGTGAAAACATCTCTAAAAAGTTAACAAATCAAAATGTGATTGATAGTACAGCAAAAAGCACTGTCGATAAAGTTGTTGAATCTTATGGAGGTAAGGTGTCAACTTCTGTGTCTCCATTAACCTCATCTGTTGGAAATAAGGTTGAAATGTTACAGAATAACCAAAACAATGTTGCATCTCAAACAACAAATTCAAAAATAGATATAGGAGGAAAACTTGAAATTAATGTTACGGCACCTTTAGGGATTTCAACTGAGCAATTAAAACAATCTTTTGATACCGCGTTTAATAGTAATTCATTTAAAGATTATATTGCCAGAGTAGCATCTCCAACCGACTCTAATAGAGAACCTATTTCAAAAACTTATTCCGCTTAAGTTTTAATATAAAAACTCATCCTTAATCTATTTATAAATAAAAAGTCATAGATGTCAAACAGTCCATTAGATTACGTAAATTCGGATGGTTTCAGAAAGAAATTAATAACAAGAAATTTAGTTCCTTATACTAAATCTCCAAACAGACCTTCTGTTCAAGTTCCGTATGAGCATATTCAATCAGATTTATCAGTTATTGATAGTCCTGACCAACTTATTGATGTTCCTTCATTAGCCAATCAACTATACCCTTTAAATAGATATGGTAATGAGGGTGGGTATGAGCAAGTTCCAGACCCAAATAGATTAACTAATTCAGTTTCAAATCAAGGGTCATATGGACCGGGACAACAAGATGCTCATATTGTTGATGAAGGTTACGATGCAGTTAGGTTATGGAGACCTTTAAATGCCTATGCTGACGGATTAAATGTGTTTGACTCAGCAGAATCATTCTCAAGTTTAGAAACGGTTAGACCTGACCAAGATAGACAAGGTAATGGACAACCATATCCTGGTTCAATTGTTGTGTCGACTTATTCACCATTATCAATATTATTATCTAACAATCCTAATGGTAGTAATGGTTCTATGAGTCAAGATTCATATATTGCTCGTTTAGGTGCTCAAACACTTAGAAACGAGTTTCAAGAAAGAATTGCTGCTCGAATAAGGTTAGAAACAATAGGAAGAGCTAATATTTTAAATGTAACTAGTGGAACGGACTTGGTTAATATTTTATCAGGACAAGTTCCAATATTAGAACCAAATTGGCAAATTTCAGTTCCGTCAAATCCAATAACGGCCGCTGCTGATTTTGCACTTCGTTTAGGTGGTAGTATTTTACCCGTGAGTTTAATTCCGGGGTCCTATTTTGACCCAAAGATTAATCCGGGACAACCTACAACAATTCAACAAGTTACAAACGCAATTGCTGGAACAACAGTTGGAAACTTTTTTAATCAATTATTGGGTGCCGGACAAACCGGGTCACAAATTTTTTATAATAATACAGGTGCTGGTCAAAAATCACGTTTGTTTAAAAACATTGATTATAATAGATACAAACCAAATTATGATAGAGGTGTGTTCGATAGAGTTGCTGGCGCCTTAACCGGAACATTATCAAATAATAGCGATTTTTATGTTGGGTCAAGAAATTCTGACCCTTCAAGAGTATTCTCACCTGGTGGTGATTTACCTGTTGACCAATTTGGTAAAGAACAACAATCACCGGTATATGGACCTCAAGAGTTATCACAACTTTATGAGGGACCAAGCAAAGATATTCGATTAGGTGCTAACGGGCCAACATATTCAAATGGAGGTGGTATTGAGGGTGGATTCACTTGGACTTCCCCAAAATATAAAGACAATGCTGGTAAAAAAGTTGGTTTAGGCGGAGTAATTACTAATGAAGATGAAGATTTTAAACCATCATCATTTAATACAACGGAATCAACAAATAGAACTTTTAAAGGGGGTTCTATCTTAGATGATACTCAGAGATTAATTAATAGTCAACCTCAAGGAGGAAGAAGATTACAACATGTAGGTAATGCGATAGACCAAGTTAGTAAAGTTTTCCATGATGGTTATAAAGAAATAACTAAAGGTTCTAAAGTATACCGATACGTTGGAGCTGTTGGACAAGAAGTTGGAACTGAATATTGCCGTATTTTTGCAAAAGATTTACCGTACCTACAATATAATGATTTACAAAAAACAGATGGTATAACAACATCAGGAAGACGATTTTCAGATTCTGTGTTTGATAATACCTATAACCTTAATATCGCACCAAACAAACAAGAAGGGGGACAAGATTCGACAAACCTTATTGGTGGGATGAATAATGGATACGCTAAAAAGTATATGTTTTCATTAGAAAATCTAGCATGGAGAACATCAAGTACTCCTGGTTTTTCAGTTGCGGATTTACCAATATGTGAAAGAGGGCCTAATGGAGGAAGAGTTATGTGGTTTGCACCATATGGTCTAACTTTTACAGAACAAACCCAAGCAAATTGGAACCCAACTGAATTCCTTGGTAGACCGGAACCTATCTATACATATAAAAGTACATCTCGTTCGGGTAATTTAACGTGGAAAATAGTTGTTGACCATCCATCCGCATTAAATGTTGTTGTGGATAAAATATTGGGTAATGAAACTAATAAAGTTAGAATTGATAGTATTTTAGAATCATTCTTTGCTGGATGTAGAAAATATGATTTATATGAATTAGCTAAAAAATATTATACGGTTAATCCAAATGATTTGTATCAATTACAAGAAGCTATATCATCAAAAGAAACTACAAAGGAGCAAACACAATATATTAAAGAAACGGTAAAAGTCCCAAATGACACCTCTCAATCAGGGGGAGGGGGAAATTCTAAAGACTATTTTAACAAATATAAAAATTTAGGGTTTTATTTTGGGAATGATTATCCAAAAAAGAATCAACCGGTTCCAAATTATACTGTTGAATATGATAGATATACTAGTGAACAAAATAAGAATTATTACAAAACTCAACCAAATTCAGCACAAACAAGCCAAGTGTTTTCAACGGTTGTGACACCAAATTATGAAGTGATGAAACAATTTGTAACTGATTTGGCCAAACAATTAACCCAAAATACCACAGGTACTGTTACTATTAGTGTTGACTCAAGTTGTTCTGCACCGGCAAGTATTGAATACAACGAGCAATTATCTGCTAGAAGAATAGAGTCAACAATTAAATTTTTTAATGAAAACGAATCACTTAAAAAATTTATAACAAGTTCTCCTAAAAGATTAATAATTAAACCGGGGGTTGCTAGTGGAGAAACAGTAAACACACAACCAATGACATCTAACATAAGTCCATATACTGTTGATGGGTTAAGTCCTGGTAAAACAATTAATTGTACTGATAAAGATAATAATGTGATTGGAGGTGATACGGAATTACAAGTTCAAGTTGGTAGTAAAGATATTTTCACATATGGTGCAATGGCATGTAGAAGGTCATATATTTCAAATATTGTTTCAACTTTAACATCTCCGGACACCCCACCACCACCTAAATATGTTACAAAAGTAACCGAGAACACAATTACCTCAACGGTTAAAGAAGAAGTTATTACTCAAGAGTGGAAACCAAGGGATAATATTACTAAACGAGTTTTAAGAGCGTTATTATCTGAATGTGACTACTTTGAAACTATCAAGGCTGAAACACCTATGGTTTATGATAATCTTAGAGACAAGTTAAAATTCTTTCAACCTGCATTCCATTCGACAACACCTGAAGGGTTAAACTCTCGTTTAACATTCTTACAACAATGTATGAGACCGGGAGACACAATCCCAACGGTTAAAGATATTGCGGGTAAACAACAATTACAATATAATAACGCAACTAATACCTCATTTGGTTCGCCACCGGTATTAGTGTTACGAATCGGGGATTTTTATAACACTAAAATTATACCTGAGGGTTTAAGTCTTGCTTATGAATCGTTAGATATTAACCCTGAAGGGATTGGTATTCAACCAATGATAGCAAATGTAACTTTATCATTTAAATTTGTTGGTGGGAGTGGGTTAAAAGAATCTATTGATAAGTTACAAAACGCATTAACATTCAACTATTATGCCAATACTGAAATTTGGGATGACAGAGCAGATGTGACGGCTCAAGAAGATTTCTTAAAAGTTTTAGATAAAGAATTTTTAGCGATGACATCACCTCCTCAAGCACCGGCAATTAATCAAGCGGCGGTTGAGAATGGACAAAGTAATAATAGTACTATAGGTGTGACAGTTACAAATGTTGTAACGGAAACCAGTGAAACAGGTACTATTAGTTATTCTGATTTTATGGTTAAATTTATGAATGAAACTCAGACGTATTTTCAAACAGTTGTAAATAAAACAAAAGAAAGTGTTAATCAATATAATAATGCTGTGAGACAACAATGGATGGTAGAACGTTCATACACTCAAGGTAATTTTGGTGTTAGTACTGAGAAATCAGTTTTATTTGGCAAACCAAATAATGTTGAAAAAAGATTCGATGATATTTTTGCGGAATTACAAACAAATATTCAAAGTGGGGATGAAGGATTTATTAAATTCATGTCATCCGATACTTGTAATTTTTCACCAAAAGTGATTCGTCAATTAAAAGAAAATTATAAAAATTTAATTAAAAATAAAAGAGCGTCATATCAGAACGCAATTACAAAAATAACTCAAGATATTACAACAACGGAACAAAATTATATCCAAACAATAGGAAGAGCTAACATTACAATATTCGATGGTGCAATGACCTATGTTAGTGGTACTGACGGATATCAAGTAAAATCAGGGCCGGTTAAAATTTATGTAACAAGTGGAACAACTAATGTCAGCCCAACCTCAAATGGAGCGTCAAATACATTAATTGAGTTGGCTAATGACATTCGAAAAATATATGACGGTATTAAAGAATTTAATGGACTTATATGGAGTGAATCGGAATTTGTTAATCCTTCTGATGGTTTAACATATAAAGGTGTTTTAGTATTTGAAACAAATGATAAAGGAAAAAGTATGAAAGGTCCGACAGTCGAAGAAGTATTTTTTCCTTTTAGTAAAAACACCCAATTTGAAAATAAAATCTTCAGAAGAGTTTATATGATAATGTCTGATGATGTTGTGGATATTAAAAAATATGAAACATTTAAAACCGCTATGATTGGTAATATAATTAATAATAGTGATTTATTAAAAGGTGGTTTTGATGATGTAGAATCTAAATTCGATAACTATTGGGTGACTCAAACTAGACCTTTATTCGTTAGTGAAAATAATATTACTAAAGAGTTTATTAATTATGTTGAAAAAAACAAATTGAAAAATTATATAATTTACACTCCATTTGATAAAAAAGATAGAGTTTTTAATTATTCAACAGAAACAAATGGAAGTGATGATATTAAAAAATCGCAAAAAACTATGATTTCAACATTATCAGACACAACAAATAGAAATACCGACAATAATAAATGGAATTCTGAAGACGGAGTTTCTGCGGGAGCATACATATCAAAAATAAAACTTAATTAATGGCATTTCAATATTGGAACAGATATAGTGAATTTTTAATTAACGGTGAACAAACCGTTGTACCTTACGTGCAATTACCTCAAAAACCAACCGATAAGGCATTTATATATAAAGTTGGTAGAAGTAGATTGGATAAAGTATCTCAGGATTATTATAACTCACCTTATTTCGGATGGTTAGTTCTCCAAGCTAATCCTCAATATGGTGGTTTAGAGAATACTATACCGGATGGTAGTATATTGATAATTCCTTTTCCTTTACTACCTTCATTACAGGACTATAAGGGGGCATTAGAAAATCATTTTTATTATTATGGCAGGTAACTTAAGAGCGGACAACAGCGGAGATATATTAGTTGAGTTTGATTACAATAACATTATTGTAGTTGACCCTAATAAAACAATAGATTCACAAGGGAAAATACAAGAAAGATTAATAGACCATGAGAGTTTAGTAATGTTTGCAAATTTGGAGGCGGAAGTTCTTCCAAGAACTAAACTTGCAGTTGGTGCAAGTCCTGAAGATAGAATTAGAACTATATCAGTTGCCAAGATGAATTTTTTAAAACCAACCAAAGATAGTTTTTTAGGGGTTGGGTATTACGATGAATTGACAGGTAATAATTCAACTAAGTTTAATGGTGATAATCAAATGATGGAAAAGACAGTTCCGACTAATGACGGTAATCAGGCATATTCAATCAGTTCTCCGGCCAATTTAACAAATGTGTTTGATAATGGATTACTTGGGATTACATCAATTAATATAACAACTAATTCGTCTTTTGTACCTTCAGTTAGTATGAGGTTGGAGGATGTTCAAGGTAAAGCATTGTTTTCGTTGGGTAATAATTCGCCTTATGCCGCTTTTTTTAATCTTCCTTACCCACCCTTTTATTTAACATTAAAAGGGTATTATGGACAGGCAATTAGATATCAATTAAATTTGGAAAAATTTCATGCAACATTTAATACATTTAGTGGTAACTATCAAGTGGATTTACAATTTAAAGGATACAAGTTTAATGTCTTAAATGAAATATCAATGGGACATTTAATGGCAGTACCACACATGTATGGTCAAACATTTAATATTTCGACATCTCCTACAGGAACACAGGAATCTAATAAGACGGCAGAATCACAATCAAAGGCTCAAGGAGTTATTTCACAGAATAATTCTCAAAGTGATAACTCTGTTGTTACTCAAATAGTTTCGGAAAAGGGTTATCAAAAAATTGTTGAGGTTTATAGTGAATATAAGGCAAAAGGATTAATTCCGGCTGATTTACCGGAATTAACATTATTCCAATTGATGACTAAGTTGAGTACATTTGAGAATCGTATTATGGATAAATTTCCTAAAGCGAAGGTTATGCCTCTTACTAATATTCGTAATTATAAAGAAATATTAAAACAATATTTTTCTGCGATTAGGGGAACAAACATTTCATGGTTTAATACCTATATTGACCCAAAACCAATTGTGTTAAATAATACAAATGAAAAAGTTTATGTTTATAAAAAATTAACCTTGGGGGAAAAAGAAACTGCCGGTAAATTATTGGAAAGTTATGTTGATAAATTTAACAAAGCTTTATCTGAAAATGAAACTTTAGGTAAAAATGGGGAATCCCCAATTCCAAATCCTATTAAATTTAACACTCTTAAAATTGACCCACCAGTTGATGGTGCTATCAATTGGAAAGAAACAGTAAGGTTACAAACAGGTAAAGTATTACCGACAGAAGATGACATAAATGCTTTTAAAGAACAATTATATCAAACAAAACTTCCTGTAATTTCAAAATCAGAAGTATTGGCACCAAGTTTTTTTATCTTTGAAGGGACGAATAGATTTGATGGTCAGATATCTTTATTAGAGACTGATGCAAATAAAAAATTATCAGAATATGAATCATCAATTTCTGCGGAATTGTTAAGAAAAATTGAAGACACTGACAGTGGTCTTGGATTTAAACCAACAGTTAGAAATATGATTGCAGTTGTTATGGCATCTGCAGAGGCGTTTATTAGATTATTAGATGATGTTCATACTAATGCTTGGAATGTAAAATATGACCCTGTTAGAAAACAAGCCATTATGGATAATCCGTCTTCTGCTCAAAGTTCTGAGACGAGACAGAAAGTCCCAATATCTGTTAGTGCCAAAGAATCTAATCAAGGTTTATCGAATTCGGAAGAACCGGTATATCCATGGCCATTATTTTTTGTTGAAACACCCGAAGATAAAAAAGGAAGATTTCAATTAAAATATATTGCTGACCCAACAGTTGTTAACTTAACACAAGGTTATCTTTTTGATAAATGGCCTGAAGTTGAATTTGTCGAAGAGTATATGAAGGGACTAACTCAAAAATTTACAATTCCGATTGCCCCGCCACCATTAGATAATGAAAGAGATACTAATCGAATTAATATAAATGCAATTGAGTTTCCATCTGCGGGATTACCATATGTCAATAAAGAAGAGGTTAAATTCTTTTATGAAATTTGGGAACGACAATTTTTAACATCACATTATTCCGGATTAATTAGAGCAAATTCTAATCAAATTGATGAATTAATTAAGTTAAATGTTGAATCGGAAGTTAACAACATTGTTAAAGGACTTGGTATAAGTTCACCATATCTAACATTAAAACTTAAAAATTATAATTTAAAGGCAAATTCATATCCGCAATTTTTAAGTACCATATCAAATGACGGTACCGGTCGAGCTTACCAAGATTATATTCGTGATTTCTTTGTTACACCATATATTAAAAATTTAGTTAATAATTCTTATAGTATTTTATCTACATCTGATATTGGTAAAATACCACAAGTTAGTACTAAATCATTTGCTTTAGATGTATTATTAAAAAATGCATCAAACGAACCTTTGATTGTAGATACCTTACCATACACTAACCCCACTTGGTGTTTAAATAACCTAAGTTCAAGTAAAAAGTCAGTTGGTAATGAAGTGTATAATACTAAAAAAACTTTAAAGATATTTGAACCAAGAAAAATCATATCAAATTTTAATGATGTATATAATTTTACAACAAATAGACCGGTTACTAATTTTTCATTTTATCAAAACCAAAATCCATCATTAGTCGCATTACAATTTAATTTATTAAATCCATATGGTTTAAAAGATTTTTATTTAGAAAGAGAACCTAAAAATTTCGTTGCAACTGAAGGATATTATGACGCTACGACTCCAACAGATGTATTACCGTTTAAAACGACAACTTCTATGTTGAATACTCCATATTTTGTTAATTCAATTATGAATGGTGTTCAAAATAATAGAACAAGTGACCCTTATCCTTATGTACAATCCGCGTATCTCTTTTTAAATTCATTGCCTTTGGCGACTTTAAGAGAACGGTATAAGACCAACACTAATACCGTTCCTGATGAGTTAGATTATATTTCATCTTGTTTCAAAAAATTTGGAGCAATACATAAACTACCATATGCTTGGATATTAAAGTATGGGTCTATATGGCATCGTTATAAAAAATACAAAGAATCTAATGTTGATATTTTATCAAGTGCTTGGACTAATTTCGACTACACAACAAATTATAGTCCTATACTAAGTTCAAATACTCAAACATACCAATTTAATTATAATGAATCACCAATTTCAATTACACTACAAGAAGAAACCCCAACAACTGCTAAAATGAATGTAGGGTTTTATCCTAAAGTAATTAATGATTTTAATGTGTTTTATAATGGGTTTGAATTATATGATGAATATACTAATCTTGAGATTGAAAATAGTGTTAAAGGTGGTATGAAATTGTATAATTTCTCAGATTCAAATATTATATCCGCAAATCAAAATGGTAAAACATTAAATGTTATTACATATTCTGTATTACTTAGTAGTAGTAATTATTATCCTGATGTTAATTGTAACCCGGTAAGTAATACTAAAGGTACAGATTACTATGTTGTACCTTCATTTGGTAATCCTCTAAATCAGTCAAAAATTGCCTGTGTTGATAATTTAACCACGGGAAATAATACTAAGGTTAATTTAACATCAAACCCAAGTGTTTATAATGGTTCTGTTAGGACTTTATGGTCGGCACCAAACTATGGTTATTTTGATAGTAATCAAATTACGTATCCACAACCGGATTCTTATATTACTCGAATTAATAGCGGGGAGACACAATCACCATTATATTTTTTGAACGGTGATAATTATACAGAAATTGAGGAGATATTTTCAGTTTTTGAGAAAAAAATATTAGATTTATTTGAACAAGAATTTTTAAACTTTAGTAAACCTATTACAAATAGTGCGACAAACGCGCAAGTATCCCAATTTGATACTTCACCTGTCGATACTAATGATAATTTTAGAAATTTTCAGTCATTATTTAGAAATTTAATGACAGTCCCAATTCAAGGAAAAGAGGTTTCAGACCTCAATTATTTTTCTAATACAATTGGAAACCAATATAATGTTTTTCAAACAGGTATTAAAGATTTTATGAATTATGATATCTTATTTAGATACGGTAATCCGTCAAATTATAATAGAAGAATTTTCGATTCTTATTTGTCCCATAATAATGTTCAAAAAGTCATTGACCCAATTAAGTTTCAACCGTATGTAAAAAATACTTTACCAACAAAAACAAGTTCATTAAGTCTTAGTCAGTCTCAATTGTTAAATCCAAACGCTTGGATTACTCTTGAAACTGAAGTGGGGTTTTCAACTATAAATAATGTTGTATACAGCAGTACCGGTTCATACATCACTGATTTTTTCATTGATAATAATATTCAATTTACTGTTGATAATGTTGTTTTATTGGCACCAATTATTAAAATGTATGCCACTCAAAAATTAAAAAACCCAAATATCACTGTTGCACAATTTCAAGCACAAATTAACCAATACCTTACAAATGAAAGTGTTTTACAAGATAATTTTTTAAATCTTGTACTGGAAGGGGTTAGAAAAAATTTACCTGACCAAGAACAATTACCGGAAAAAACAATTCAAAGTGCTATTGACAGTCAACAGAGTAAGGTTGAAAATTATGAAGTTTTCAAAGCGTTAAACGATAAATGGATTGCTGGTGGAGATTATAAAAGTAAGACATTATTTGAAGATATTTTATTTTTAGATAGGGCGTCAAGAAATATTGGTGATACTATCTTATTAGATATTTTTGAAATGAGAAATATGTTCAGTCAAAAATCAATAAATGAGTCAATGAGTGTTTATACTTTTATTAGTGGATTATTAATTAAAAATAATTTTACGGTAATGAATTTACCTGCATATATTAATTTTTACAATGTTCAAGATGTAGATGGTACCACAATTCCGAATAGAGCGGAAGGTTCGTTGGAATTTGCTAATAACTTATGGGGTACATTTTTAGATGTTGATTATAGAAAATCAAGTTCAAAAATGGTTTGTTTCTATGTTGGTAAACCATCACAATATTTAAATTTACCAAAAGGTAATTTTAGATTCCGAGATGATGCGTTTGATATGGGTAGGGCATCTGAAAACCCTTTAATTGAAAACCAAGTTGGTAAAAAAGATTGGGGTGTTTCAAATAAATGCGTAGGGTTTAGTGTTGATATTGGAATTAGAAATCAAAATGTTTTTTATTCTTTTAGTGTGTCACAAGATAATGGGGTTGCAACATCAGAAACAATTGCAACTCAATTAAATATGGTTGACCAAGCGTCAGGTAAAAATGTTGCAACTCAAAATGCCAGTTTATATAATTTATACAAACAAAGAAGTTATAAATGTTCGGTCGTTTGTTTAGGTAATGCGTTATTACAACCGACCATGTATTTTAATTTAAGACATGTACCAATGTTTAATGGCCCATATATGATACAACAAGTTGAACATTCTATTCAACCGGGTCAATTCCAAACAACATTTCAAGGAGTTAGACAAGGGGTTTATGATTTACCAGCAATTGATAATTTTATTCAAAGTATTAATCAAAATTTACTAACCAAAGTTGAGGAACTTCTTAAAATTAAGAAAGATACAATTAATGTTTTAAGCGCTTCAACTGAAAGTACTAAATCAAATAATATCGTACAATCGGCGAATAGTACTAAAGGAACTACTAATCAATGTGAAAGTAAAGTATTACCGATTTATCTTAATAAAAAGTTTCAATCAACTAACGCGGTTCTTACAGGGATAACTGAATCACAATTTGCTGAGGCACTTAAAAGAATCATGCCAAATAATCTTGAGTTAGCAACAATTATTTATTGTATTTCATATGTTAGAACATTTCAAAAGGCGAGTAATAGTAAAATAGGTAAATTTAACGGATGGAATCATAATTTTGCAACTGTGACATTAGATATTGATTATGGGGAAATTGACGGGACATTTTTAAGTACTTATTCTTGCCTTAATCTTAATCAAACCCCTGCAACAAAAGAATCATTACCTATTGCAAATTTTAGTACAATAGATAATTTTATTGCATTTATGTCCGCAAGAATACGAGAAAGAATTCCACAAATATCGAATCTTGGACTTGTTAAATATTATGCTTGTTTTTGGCCGGTTAAAGTTTTATCTGAATCATATTATGATACACATATTAAGGATTATGAGACATTAAAAAATACTTTTGACCGTGCCTTAACTTCGGCACTTGGTGTTAAAATAGCGACAAAGGCGATTGTTGAAGATTTAAAAAACACGATAAATGAAGTTGAAAGTAAGGGTTCAAGTAATGGGGTGCCGACAACTACTGCGGTTGTATCACAACTATCTTGTCCACCACCAATAATAACATCATTCTCACCACTATCTGGAAATACAGGTACAATAGTTCAAGTTAATGGTACTGATTTTAATGGAACAAGTTCAATTAAGGTTAACGGGGTTAATGTACCATCTACTGAATTTACCGTGTTTAATGGTACTACCTTAAGATTTAATACTCCAATAATTGGAACTGGTAAGGTTATTAGTAAAGGTAAGATTGTTATTACAACACCAAATGGGGTCTTTACAAGTGTTGGGGACTATACGTTTGACCCATCAATAGTTGCATCATCTGCATCATCACCGGGAGGTTATCAAAACCCTCAAAATCAAACGACAAATTCGTCAACTTCGGAACAATTACAATCATCAAATACTAATCCTCAAACTGTCGGACCTTTGACTATGATTGGTACTGAGATACAATTAAATGAGAGTAAAACCCAATCTTTAAATGTCAAGATAAATCCTCAATCAACGGGATATGTTTTATCTCCTAATCCTGACATGAGGTATACTGTTTATGAGTTGGTAGAAGTTAATGGTAAAGTTAGTCGAAAATATATTTCACAAAGTGAAATAAGTGTTGGAGGACAAGTTTTAAATAACGAATTTAATGTGACATTAACTGAAGTAGAATCTTACTTTATTGATAGTATTCCAAAAATTGAAGGTAAAACGCAAATAGACCTTGTGTTTATATTAAAAGCATATAAAGGGGTAGAGCAACCTGTGGTACAACAATTTCCATTTAAGGTATGGTATACCGCTCCTGGGCAAACCCAAGTACCGGTTGAGAATGTGCCAACAAGTCAAACTTTACCAACGTTTCCTCAACAAAAACTATCGTTAATTAAACTTTTTGATTCCCCAAATTTACAAGGGGAAGGGTGGAGTTACTATAATATTAAAAAACCCGCGGGTGGTTATATTACATATAATTTTATTACTGAAAAACCTTTTACTACTCAAAATGTCGTTAGTACTAAAATTTTAAACGCTACCACATATGAAATAGTTAATTATAGTGGGATTGGGGGGATAACAACAAATTATACAAATGAAATAACCCTTAACAAATTAGGGTCTTTCAGATTACAAGTTGAATATCGACCATACGGGACTACCTCACCAATTGGAGGTGAAATATTGGTACAAACAATAATAAGTGATGTTTTCACTTTATAACATAATGATATATTTATAATAAAAACAATTTTATGAACATAAAATCAGCATTAGACAACTATCTTGGAAAATCAACAAGAGTTTCTCAAACAGATAACGGTGATGGAACACAACAAGTTTGTGATTTAGATACAGGTGATTGTTATACAATCAGAGAAAGAGATGGGCTTATTGAAAGAGCTGGACATCAAACAACGATTAACAGAAAAGTTAGAGTTGAGACAGCAGGAGGAATTAAACAATTATTAAACGGATAATTAAAAATGGCATTAGATAGAAAATTAATACAAGAAATTACAAGGTATCATAATATTAACAATTATATTATGGAACAAGCTGCGGTTGAACCTGAAACACCCATTGAAGATGAATTAGGTGCTTTGACACCACCAATGGCCCCACCGGGAGAAGAAACTCCACCGGCTCCAGCACCATCTGAGGCAGTACCACCACCGGCGCCTGGAGATATACCACAAGCAATTGATGTTGCAACTGACCCTGATGTAGAAAAAATCGATGATGAGGGTAGTTCTGAAGAATCAACTGATGATGGTAGTGGAAGTGAAGAACTTGAAATTACTGATTTGGTTAATTCTCAAAAAAATATTGAAACTAAACAAGATGAGTATTTTGAAAACTTATTCAGTCAACTATCTAACTTAGAATCCAAATTAGGAGAGATGGATAATGTAATGAACAAATTAAATTCACTTGAAAGTAAAATTGAAAAATATCGAGAAAAAACACCTCAAGAGAAATTAGAATTGAGAAGTTACGATTCATACCCTTTCAATCAAAAATTATCTCAATTTTTTGATGACAAACAAGACGAAATGGAAATGACCGGAAAAAATGAATATGTTTTAACTTCCGATGAAGTTGAAGACATTAATTCAAGCGATATTAAAAATTCCTTCCAACCAGGTTCTCAACGAGACGACTACAAACCCTCATTCAAACGATAATAAAAACTTCAAAGGTGTCTTAACGGACACCTTTTTTAATTTGACTTTTCCCGATTTATCACTTATGTTTATTTAACAATTTAACAATTTAATTATTTAACACATGAGTTCATTAGACGCCGTATTGGCACAGTACGAAAATTCAAAACAATCAGGGGGCGGGGCCCAAGGAAAAATGTCGCAAGACGAAAGAATGAAAAAATATTTTGCACTTATCTTAGGTGATAAGGAGCAATCAGGACAAAGAAGAGTTAGAATCCTACCTACGAGTGATGGTTCTTCACCATTCAAAGAGGCTTGGTATCATGAGATTCAAGTTGGGGGACAATGGCAAAAATTCTACGACCCGGGAAAGAATGATAACGAGCGTTCACCTTTAAATGAGGTTTACGAAGAGTTAATTTCAACCGGAAAAGAATCTGACAAACAATTAGCTACTCAGTACCGTTCTCGTAAATTCTATATCGTAAAAGTTATCGATAGAGATAATGAAGACCACGGACCTAAATTTTGGAGATTCAAACATAACTACAAAAACGATGGTATCTTAGATAAAATTATCCCAATTTGGAGAAACAAAGGTGATATTACCAACGCTCAAGAAGGTAGAGATTTAATCATTGAATTATCTAAGGCTAAAACACCAAAAGGAAAAGAATACACGACTGTATCTACAATTATGTATGAAGACAAAGGTCCTGTACATACAGACCAAGCACAGGCAGATGCTTGGATTAATGATGAGTTAACTTGGTTAGATGTTTATTCTAAAAAACCGGTTGAATATCTTGAAGCAATTGCTCGTGGGGAAACTCCAAGATGGGATTCAGATAAAGGTGGATATTCTTACGAAAGTGATTCAGTCGGTACAGAGTCTTTTGGTGGTGCTAAATCAAATGAAAGTCCTATTGACCCACAAATGAATGATTTACCTGATGAAGAGCTTCCATTCTAAAATAAAATAATAAAACTTGGACCGTAAGACATACTTATTGTCCAAGTATTAATGATATTATTATATGACATTTAAAGAAGAAATTGATTTACAATTGAGGGACAATAAAATGTTGTCTTATGAAATTTTAAGTCAACTAAAAGATAAAACTTACTTTTCAGGTAGGAGTAAACAAATTGGTGATAGCGTTTTATTTGGGATGTTAGATGAGGGGGTTAATGAAGAAGGTGTGAACAGTATTCGATTAATCACTTTTCATGAAGAAGAAGTTGATGTACTATATGAAGAGGACCCTTCAAAATACAATAGAAATAAAACAAACAAATTACCACACATTAAAAAAATAGAAAATGGCAATTAAGAAGAAAACATTCTCATTAGAGGATATTAAAGGTAAATTCTCAACAAAAACAAAATATAAACCTGAGAGTTTTTATAATTGTGGTGAGGCGTTTATGGATACGGTTGGATTACCAGGTCCGGTGATGGGAGGAATTAATATGTTCTTGGGTCACTCAAACACATCAAAATCAACAGCAATGATATTGGCAGCGGTTGATGCCCAAAAAAAAGGACATTTACCGGTGTTTATTATTACGGAAAAAAAATGGTCTTGGGAACACTCGGTAGAACTTGGATTACAGGCAGAACAAAATGAGGATGGTGTTTGGGACGGTCATTTTATATTTAACGATTCATTTGACGTTGTTGAACAAGCAACTGATTTTATTAATGATGTGTTAGATGCTCAAGAAAGAGGTGAAATACCTTATAGTCTATTATTTTTATGGGACTCAATTGGGTCAATTCCCTGTCAAATGACATTTGACGGAAAAGGTGGGGGAATGCACACCGCTAAAGTACTTGCTGATAAAGTTGGTATGGGTATACATTCAAGAATATCTAAATCTAAAAAAGAAGATTATCCATATTATAATACCGTGGTTTTTTTAAATCAACCATGGGTACTCCTTCCTGATAACCCGTTTGGCCAAGCGGAAATTAAGAGTAAGGGTGGTGAGGCGATATGGTTAGCAAGTAGTTTGGTATTTTTATTTGGTAATCAAAAAAAGGCGGGTGTGAATCATATTACGGCAACTAAAAATGGTAGAACAATTTCCTACGCAACTAGAACAAAAATCTCTATATTAAAAAATCACGTGAATGGAATACAATATAAGGATAGTAAAATTATTGTAGTGCCTCAAGGATATATTGCGGACACAAAAGAGTCTTTAGATAAATATAAAAAAGAATATTCTGGATATTGGAACGCAATACTTAGTGGTACGGGGGAGATTATACTTGATGAATCAGAAAAAGAAAGTTTTGAAGAAGAATAAAAAAAAGTTATAATTATTCTACTTTTATTACATTTGTAGATATTTATTAATATGGGAAGAAAGAAAAAAGAAGAAATTGAAAAGAAAGTTAAGATTGGAGTCTCAATAGACCCAGAACTTCCACAGTACTTTAAGGATAAATCTATAAATTTATCTTCCCTTGTTAATAAATTATTAAAAGAATATATTAGAAATGGAAACTAAAGTTTGTAGTAAGTGTAATCTTGAAAAAGAATTACCTAATTTTAGAAAAAGAAAAGATTCTAAAGATGGGTTTAGAACTGAATGTAAACAATGTTCTTATATGGTTTGGAAAAAATATAGGGATAATAACGATGAAAAAATAAAGGCTCAAAAAAGAAAAGAATACATTGATAACCGGGAAAAAATATTATTAAAAGTTAAAAATTACCGAGAAGAAAATATTGATGTAATTAGGGTAAAAGATAATGATAGGTCAAAAAAAAGATACCAAAAAGACCCAAATCGGTATAAAATATATTATGAAAATAATAAAGAAACTATTTTAACTTATAAAAAAGAGTGGTCAGAAAAAAATAAAGAAAAAGTTAAAGTAAAAAGAAATCTTTATCATTCTTTAAGATTAAAAAATGATGTTATTTTTCGATTAAAATGTATTATGAGGTCTAGACTTTTATCATTTCTTAAAACCCGAAACATTAGTAAAACTAATAAAACTTTCGATATTGTAGGGTGTTCACCGGAATTTCTTAAAGAACATTTAGAAACCCAATTTAGCGATGGTATGAGTTGGGATAACAGGGGTGAGTGGCATATTGACCACATCATTCCATTATCATCGGCAAAAACAGAAGACGAACTTTATAAGTTATGTCATTATGAAAATCTTCAACCATTATGGGCTGAAGATAATTTAAAAAAGAGTAACAAAATTATTGTATAACCTTAAATAGGTTTAATTGAAAAAAACATTATTAATTGACGGTGCCAACTTAATGAAGATTGGGTATCACGGAGTTAAAGAACTTTATAGTGATAAAAATCATTCGGGTGCTATCTACCACTTTATCAACACCATTAGAAAATTCCTTGAGGAACATAATTACGATAAGGTAGTTGTTATGTGGGATGCCGAACATAGTTCGTCCACTCGGAAAGAACTTTATCCTCAATATAAGACAAATAGAAAACAAAATATTAATGAATATGAACTTGAATCATATCTAACTCAAAACGCTCGTATTAAAGAATATCTTGAGGAGGTCTTTGTTAGGCAAGTTGAAACGCCTCATAACGAAGGAGACGACCTTATTGCGTATTATTGTAAAATGTCAACCAACGAAGACATTACCATATTTTCATCAGATAAGGACCTTACACAGCTTATCTCGGATAAAGTATCCGTTTACTCACCAAACTCAAAACAATACTTTAAACAGGGTGATATGATTACCATCAATAAAGTTCAAATTCCCCACTATAATGTCTTAACTTGTAAAATTCTTACAGGAGATAATTCTGATAATATTAATGGTATTGAGGGTTTAGGTGAAAAAACTTTAGTTAAATTATTCCCTGATATGCAGGTTAAACCATGCACTATGGAAGAAATACGAGTTAATGCAGGAAATATCGTGCAAGAAAAAAAATCAAAAGTATTGGAAAATATTTTGATTGGTAAAACAAAAAATGGTATACTTGGTGAAGAGTTTTACACTACAAACAAAAAAATAGTCGATTTATCTAACCCCTTAATTACAGAAAATGCGAAAGAATTAGTAAACCAAATTATTACTGACACGATTGACCCCACCGATAGGGGATACAAAAATCTAATGAGACTTATGATGGAAGATGGTCTCTTTAAATATCTTCCAAAAAACGATGAGGCTTGGGTGAATTTCCTAAGACCATTTATGAAATTAACAAGAAAAGAAAAACGAAACACAAACAAATGAAAGTATTAGTAGAAGGACACAAGTACGAGTTATCAAACTTTGAAAACAAAGAGGAACAAGGACAGGCATTACAATTTATTCAAAAAGAACCAATAACTGAAGGTTCAACAGAATTAAAGACAATCGCCGATGGTACAACAAATGAGGAATTAATTGAAATGTTGTTAAACAGAATGAATTACTTACAAAGTAAATTCCCTTGTCGCGAAAACGCAATTGCTATTACCAAATTAGACGAAGCTCTTTTATGGTTAAACAAAAGAACCTCCGACAGAATAAAAAGAAATGTTGAGGGAAAACAAATAGTATAATTAAAAACAAACAAACTTAAAATTATGAAAGAACAAGAAAGTACCAAGATGGAGTTCTTATTATCATTAAATGATAATATTGTAGTTCAAAGATTCTTTAATGTAAGGGGGTATATTCCAAAGGCGAAGAACTCGATTGAGCTGTATGAGTTCATTGCGGAATTCAAGGACGAACTTCAAGAGTATTTGAAAATGAAAACATTGGCGTATATGATGGACAATCAAGATTCCATTATGAATGACCCAACAATTATGGACACATCGTTTACTGATGGCCCTGAAGTGTTTAACATTTATATTAAATTAGGTGAACAGACAATTTGTCATAGAGTTTTTGATGGAAAATTTTATCCACCGAAAGTTAGGTATACTGTCGATGTAAGACCTTTCTTGAAGGAAACTCTTCGAGGATTGACTGACATTTTTTCAGACAAAAAATTAAGTTACAATTATTTGGAACTTGACTTGGCTAGGTAAGTATTTAATAATACAAGGATAACTTTAAAATAAATTATGAATAAAAATTTCGATTACTTAGGTAACACATTTCAAATACAATTACTAAATCAGATAATAGTAGATAAAGATTTTTCATCATCTATAATGGATGTTATTGAGTCAGTGTATTTTGATAATAAGTATTTTAAAATCATTTTACAGATGACAAAAGAGTACTACAAAAAATATGAATCAACACCAAATTTTGATACTTTAGGGCAAATTGTTAGGTCCGAAATCTCACAGGAAATGGTCGCTAAGATTGTTTTAGATACAATCAAACAAATTCAGGACGCTCCAATTGAAGGAACAATGTTCGTTCAAGAGAAGGCGTTGAAATTTTGTAAACAACAAGAACTACAGAAGGCGATGGATAAGGCTCAGAAAATTATTACCCAAGGAGACTTTGAATCATATGATAAAGTTGAAGGTTTGATGAGAGACGCATTGCAGGTCGGAGAGGTTGATAAAGGTCAGACAGATATATTTGAAAATTTAGATACTGTCTTAGACGAAGACTACCGACACCCAATCCCAATGGGTATTCCGGGAATTGACAAATTATTGAAAGGTGGTTTAGCAAAAGGGGAAATTGGGGTTATATTAGCACCAACAGGTGTTGGCAAGAGCTGTCCAAACTCTGAACCGGTTTTAACACCTCAAGGATGGGTAAAAATGGGTGAAGTAAAACTTGGGGATAAGGTTATTGGTAGTGATGGGAAAGAACAATATGTGATAGGTGTTTACCCACAAGGTGTTAGACCAATTTATAAAGTAGAGTTTAGTGATGATACTTTTGTGAATTGTGATGAAGAACATCTTTGGAGTGTTAATACATTGAACATGAGAACCGCTAAAACAAGGGTTAATGGTAAGGGTGTTTATAAACCGAACTATGGGTATAAGGTTGTTAAAACCTCTGATATGATGAAAGATATTAAGAAGAGAGGTCGATATAACTATAGATTACCTGTGGTAAGTCCGGTCGATTTTGAAAAAAGAGAAGTGTTGATAGACCCATATTTACTTGGGTTATTGTTGGGAGATGGTAGTATTTGTGATAGTGGTGTCCGTATAAGTACTAAGGACGATGAGTTATTTGATTCCATTGAATGTCTTGGTGAACATTCATCGTTTAATGAATATTATAGAACTGAAACTAAAAGTATAAAATCAATAAACTTAAAGGGTAAAATAAAAGAACGACTAAAAGTTTATGATTTGTTAAATAAAAAGTCTAACAATAAATTTATACCAAAAGATTATCTTTATAATTCATTAGATGTAAGAGTTTCATTATTACAAGGTTTAATGGATACTGATGGGCATGTTGATAAAAAAGGGACGGTTCAATTTACGACGATATCGGAACAATTGTGTAATAATGTTAGGGAATTAGTTTTATCTTTGGGTGGAACTGTTCGAATTAACACTAAAATACCGACTTATACTTATGACGGAGAGAAGAAAGAGGGTCAGTTGGCTTACACGATAACAATGTCTTTTGCAAATGACGTTGTTCCGTTCAAATTACTAAGAAAAGTTGGTAGATATTATAAGAGGGAGAAATATGTTGAACAGAAATATGTCAAGTCGATAACTTATTCTCATGATGAGGAGGCGACTTGTATTAAAGTTTCTAATCCGGACGAGTTATACGTGACTAGAGATTATGTTTTAACACATAACACAACCATTTTATCAAAAATTGCAAACACTGCTTTTAATTTAGGTTACAATGTTTTACAAATATTCTTCGAGGATAACCCAAAAATTATCCAAAGAAAACATTTTACGATGTGGACAGGTATTGAACCGGATAATTTAGTATTACATAAAGAAGATGTAATGTCTAAAATTACTGAAATTAAAGAAACGATGCAAAATCGTTTAATATTGAAGAAATTGGCTTCAGACACTATGACAATGAATCAAATCAAAACTCAAGTTAGAAAAATGATTGCTGACGGTATTAAAATTGATTTAGTTTTAGTGGATTACATTGATTGTATTTTACCGGAATCAAGTAGTAAAGATGAGTGGAAAGCGGAAGGTTCAGTAATGAGAGGATTTGAGGCGATGTGTCACGAACTTGATTTAGTCGGGTGGACGGCAACACAAGGTAATAGGTCTTCAATATCTGCTGAGGTAGTAACAACTGACCAAATGGGGGGGTCAATCAAAAAGGCTCAAGTAGGACACGTTATTATATCGGTTGCAAAAACATTGACACAAAAAGAAATGAATTTAGCGACAATTGCAATCACTAAATCTCGTCTTGGAAAAGATGGGGTAGTATTTGAAAATTGTAAATTTAATAATGAATTACTTGAAATTGATACAGAAAGTTCAGTCACTTTCTTAGGGTTTGAAGAACAACAAGAAGATAGAAAAAGAGATAGAGTTAAAGAACTTTTAGAAAAAAGAAAACAAAGAGAATCACAACAAAATTAAAAAAAAAATGAAAGAAAAAATATTAGAACCAAATAATGACCGATTTGTCATTTTCCCAATAGAACATAATGATATTTGGGAATATTATAAACAACACCAAGCCGCGTTTTGGACGGCAGAAGAAGTGGATTTATCTAACGATATTAGAGATTGGGAAAATCTATCGGATAATGAAAGATATTTCCTTAAAAATATATTAGCGTTCTTTGCTGCCTCTGATGGTATCGTAAATGAAAACTTGGCAGAAAATTTCTTAAAAGAAGTTCAATATGCTGAGGCGAAATTCTTCTACGGATTCCAAATTATGATGGAGAATATTCACTCATTAATGTATTCTTTATTGATAGATACTTATGTGTCTGACGACAAAGAAAAAGATGAATGCTTCCATGCAATTGATAGACTACCGGCAGTTCAAAAGAAAGCTAAATGGGCGCTTGATTGGATTGAGAATGCTTCATTCCAAGAAAGATTAGTTGCATTTGCGGCTGTTGAGGGTATATTCTTTTCCGGTTCGTTTTGTTCTATCTTTTGGATGAAATCGAGAGGAATTATGCAGGGATTATGTAATGCTAATAGTCTTATCTTTAAAGATGAGAACTTACATTGTGATTTTGCGATTCACTTAATTAACAATCATGTGGAGAACAAACCAACTGAAAAAAGAATTAAAGAAATCTTATTATCTGCGTTAGAAATTGAAAAAGAGTTTATTACTGAATCATTACCAGTATCTTTAATTGGTATGAATTCGAACTTAATGAAACAATACCTTGAATTTGTTACTGATGGATTGTTAGTTAAATTTGGATGTAAAAAACATTTTAATGTTGAACAACCATTTAAATTTATGGAACAAATTGCTGTTGAAACAAAAGGTAATTTCTTTGAATCAAGAACAATGGAATATCAAAAAGCTAAATTAGGGGAATCATTAACATTTACGGAGGATTTCTAAAATAAAAACAATATGATGTCATTAAAGATTAAAAAAAGAGGGGGAGATGAAGTTTCATTTAACCCTCAAAAAATTTATAATAGGGTTAAACGAGCGGCAAAAGGTTTAAATGTTAATTCAGATGAAATTTTTATTAAGGTAATTACCTCGGTTCCGACTGAAGGATTTATTACGACTAAAGAGTTAGATAAATTGGTTTATGAGATTGCGGCGGCTTACACTGGTAGTCATCACGATTACTCAAGATTGGCTTCTTCAGTTGCTATTTCGGCATATCATAAAGACACTGATAGTAGTTTTTGTAATACTATGAAACGTTTACACGAGGATGGTGTTATTAATGACATATTAATTGATACAATTAACGAATATGGGTGGGGAGATATTGATTCTGTAATAAATCACGATAATGATTATAATTTTGATTATTTTGCGTGGAAATCATTACAGGAAATGTATTTGTTGAAGACTCCGAAAGGTGTTGTAATTGAAAGACCGCAACATATGTATATGAGGGTCGCATTATGGGTTACTAAATCTTTTGAAGAGGCGGTTGAATATTACAATTCATTATCAAACCAACTTATTTCTCCTGCGACTCCAATCATGATTAATGCGGGTACTAAAACACCTCAATTGGCGTCTTGCGTGTTGAAATATAATAATGGGGATTCAAGAGAAGGGTTATTACAAACATTCAATGATATTTCGACTTATTCGTCAGACGCAGCAGGAATTGGATTATCAATGTCTAACATTCGTAGTAAAGAAAGTCGTATTAATTCGTCAGGAGGATTTGCGGGTGGATTATTAAAATATTTGAAAATTGTTAATGAAGGGTTGAGATTCTTTAATCAACAAGGTAGAAGACCGGGTAGTGCTGCTATCTACATAGAACCTTGGCATAAAGACATAATGGACTTACTTGAAATCAAAAAAAATACAGGTGCTGAGGAATTGAGAGCAAAAGATTTATTTACCTCAATTTGGTTACCGGACAATTTTATGAACGCAGTTAAGAACAACGATGACTGGTATTTATTCTGTCCTAACGACATTATTAAAGCGGGTATTAAACCATTACAGGAAGCTTATGGTGATGAGTATGAATCAAATTACGATAAGGCGGTTGAACTTGGTTTAGGTAAGAAAGTGAAAGCTCAGACAATTTGGAATAAGATTATTGAATCTCAAGTTGAAACCGGGGTTCCTTACTTATGTTCTAAAGATAGTGCTAACAGAAAGACAAACCATCAAAACATTGGAGTGATTAAACAATCTAACCTATGTAATGAGATTTACCAATATACAGATGAGAACACTACCGCAATCTGTACATTATCATCTATGGTGTTGAAGAACTTCATTATAAAAGGTGAGTTCGACTTCAACTTACTTTACAGTGAGGTTAGAAAGGTTGTTAGAGCACTTAATAAAGTTGTGGACATCAATAGTTATTCAACTGAACAAGGAAGAAAAGGAGGGTTAGAACAAAGAGCAATAGCAATTGGAACTCAAGGTCTTGCAGATGTCTTTTTTTTAATGGATTATATTTTTACATCTGAAGAAGCGAAAAAACTTAATAAAGATATTTTTGAAACAATCTATTTCGCGGCAATCTCTGAAAGTAGTTTTCTATGTCAAGAAGGTTTATTCCAACCATATAAGTTTTTTGAAGGTTCACCGATGTCTCAAGGAGTATTCCAATTTAATATGTGGGGAATGACTGAAGATAATTTATCAGGTCGTTGGGATTGGAATGGATTGAAAGATAATGTTTCAAAATATGGTGTTTGTAATTCATTATTTACCGCTCAAATGCCCGTTGCGTCTTCAGCTAAAATTACAGGTTCATTTGAAATGACAGAACCGGCTCACTCAGCGTTATTTAATCGTCGTGTAGTTGGTGGGGAAATTTTAATTGTTAATAAATATTTAATTAATGATTTTGAAAAATTAGGTGTTTGGTGTGAAGATTTAAAAAATGAAATTATTATGAATGAAGGTTCGATTCAAAATATTAACTTTAATCATTATTTAGATAATGAAGATAAGAATTACAATAAAAAAGTTAAAAGGATTGAACATTTAATACCAAAATATAAAACAATTTGGGAAATCTCTCAAAGAGAACTGATTGATATGTCAGCTGACCGAGCACCATTTATAGACCAATCACAGTCAATGAATATCTACATGTCTGAACCAACATTATCAAAAATTTCATCATCCCATTTTCATTCTTGGGGTAAAGGGTTAAAAACTCTTTGTTATTATGTTAGAACTAAAGCAATTTCAACCGGAGCTAAACACTTAGCGGTTGATATTTCAAAAGTACAACAACCAATAGTTAAAGTCGATAAACCAAAAATAAATTTAATTGAAGAAGTTGTTAAACCAACTGATTCTGAATTTGAATGTTTTGGTTGTGGTTCATAATAAAATGAATACATATAATAATCCCGGCAATGTCGGGATTTTTTATTTTTAGGTATTTATAAGAAATAATCACAAGACTATAATTATAGATATGGCAGATGGAACAACATATGGTATTAATTTTCCTTTCAGAGATTCTGTAAAAGGGGATTATCTACAACTTACTGAGTATGAGTCGCAGGAAATTAAAGCCGATTTAATTCACTTACTTCTAACCCGTAAAGGGTCAAGATATTATTTACCAACTTTTGGAACAAGACTCTATGAGTTTTTATTTGAACCGTTCGATGGATTAACATTTGACGCCATTGAATCAGACATTCGAGATGCTGTCGGTACTTTTATGCCTAATTTATTATTAAACCAAATAACTATAAGTCCCGCAGACCCAATGGAAGAAGTTGATTTAGCAACAGGAACTGCAACTGTTGGTTCTAGTGAATCGTCAATTTATAGATTCCCCGGTAAAGGAACTTCAGAATATACCGCAAAAATAAAAATAGATTACTCGACCAATAATACAACTTTTGGTCCGAGTGATTTTGTTATAATTAATATTTAATATCATATGGCAAATCGTAATATATCTTATACTACCAGAGATTATCAAGGAATAAGAACTGAATTATTAAACTATGTAAGGACTTATTACCCTGAATTAATACAGGACTTTAATGATGCTTCTGTATTCTCGGTATTCTTAGATTTGAATGCTGCGGTAGCGGACAATTTACATTATCATATTGATAGAAGTATTCAGGAAACTGTTTTACAGTATGCTCAACAAAGGTCTTCAATTTATAATATTGCTAGAACCTATGGGTTAAAATTACCGGGACAAAGACCATCAGTGTCTTTAGTTGATTTTTCAATAACCGTTCCTGCGTTTGGGGACAAAGAAGATGAAAGATACTTAGGAACATTAACAAGAGGGTCTCAAGTTGTCGGAGCCGGAATAGTCTTTGAAAACATCTATGATGTAGATTTTACTTCACCATATAATGCTCAAGGATTCCCAAATCGTTTAAAAATACCAAATTTTAATGCAAATAATGTCTTAATTAATTATACGATTACAAAAAGAGAATTAGTTGTTAATGGTATAACAAAAGTGTTTAAAAGAGTCATCACACCAAATGATGTTAAACCATTCTTCGAATTATTCTTACCTGAGAAAAATGTATTAGGGATTACTAATGTATTATTAAAAAGTGGTACTGAATATACAAATGTCCCATCAACTGCTGAATTTTTGGGGGTATCAAATAAATGGTATGAAGTCGATGCACTTGCGGAAGACCGAGTATTCATTGAAGACCCAACAAAAGTGTCAGACCAACCGGGTATTAAGGTTGGAAAATATATTCAGACATCTAATAGATTTATAACGGAATACACTCCGGAAGGTTTTAAAAAGATGACATTTGGTGGTGGTACAAATACAGCACAAGATTCTTTAGACCAATTTACCACGGTTGGTGCAACAATTGATTTACAAAGATATTCAAATAACTTTTCATTGGGTTCTGCTTTAACTCCAAACTCGACCTTGTTCATTCAATATAGAGTGGGTGGTGGTTTGGCGACAAACTTGGGAACAAATGTTATTAATCAAATTGGTACAGTAAATTTCTTTGTTAATGGACCATCTGAATTAACTAACTCATCTGTTGTGAATTCATTAAGATGTACCAATGTTACTGCAGCCATTGGAGGTGCTGGTGTACCATCATTAGAAGAAATTAGGAATTATGTATCGTTTAACTTTTCGGCTCAAAAAAGAGCGGTTACAGTACAGGATTACGAGTCAATTATTCGAAATATGCCGGCAGAATTTGGGGCGCCTGCAAAAGTTTCAATTACTGAAAATAACAATAAGATATTGATTCAGTTATTATCCTACGATACTTCAGGAAAACTAACAAGTATTGTTTCAGATACATTAAGACAAAATGTTGCTAATTATTTGTCGAATTATAGAATGATAAACGATTATATTTCAATTTTAACTGCTCAGGTTATTGATTTAAGTATTAATGTTCAAATTGTTTTAGATTCTGCTCAAAATTCCGGTCAAGTTATTGCGGATGTCGTTGATAGAATTTCAACATATTTCAATCCTCAAACACGGGAATTAGGTCAAAATGTTTATTTATCTGAATTGAAAAGTATTATCCAAAATCAAAATGGTGTATTAACAGTAGTTGGGGTAAATGTATTTAATAATGTTGGGGGTCAATATTCTTCCGCGGAAACATCCATGGAATATGTTGACGCTGAGACAAAAGAAATTTCAACTGTTGATGATACTATTTTTGCTCAACCATCACAAGTGTACCAAGTTAGATACCCTAATAAAGATATTAAAGTGTCCGTTAAAAATTTCCAATCAGTTACATTCTCTTAACAGGTTTATTTCTGTGACAACTAGTTTATAATTAAATATGGTGTGTATTTCTTTGAAAAATCACTCATAAACTATTTATAAATTAAAAGAATTGAATGGGTCAGTCATATAGAATTAGAACCGAATTAGGAGTAAACAAAACAATCAATGTTCAGTTAGACCAAGATTTTGAGTTTTTAGAAATCTTATCGTTAAAAATACAACAAACTGACGTTTATAGTAGGAGTTGTTCGGAATACGGTGTTGTTGTTGGAAGAGTCACAGCAAATAATGGATTTGGTATTCCAAATGCTCGTGTGTCTGTGTTTCTTCCCGTTGAGCCAATTGATGAGTCTAATCCAATCATTTCAAGTATATATCCTTATAAATCTCCAACAGATAAAAATTCTGATGGGTATCGATATAATTTATTACCTTACGAAAAATCATATTCTGTTCACGCAGCGACAGGTACTTTACCAACAAGAAGTGATGTATTAATTGATAGTACTGTTGTTGAAATTTACGACAAATATTATAAGTATACCACAAAAACTAATGATAGTGGTGATTATATGATAATGGGAGTACCATTAGGTTCCCAAACTTTAGTAATGGATGTTGATTTATCTGATATTGGGGAGTTCTCATTAACACCTCAAGATTTAATTAGAACTGGATTAGCAACCGAATCACAAGTTTCTGGTAATCGATTTAAAACTTCAACTGATTTATCATCATTACCTCAAATAATAACATTAACTAAAACTTTATCAGTTGCTCCATTATGGGGTGACCCTGATATTTGTCAAATAGCAGTTAATCGAGTTGATTTTGACCTTAGGAATGATGCAAATGTTGATATACAACCGACATCAGTTTTTATGGGTTCTATGTTTTCATCACCTGATACTTTTAGGGTTAGGAAAAATTGTAAACCAAAAGATAATTTAGGTAACTTATGTGATTTAACTACAGGCCCGGGGCAAATTTTAGGAATTAGACAAACAATACAACAAGATTCAGATGGTAATCCTATTTTAGAACAATATCAATTTGAACAATCAGGTAATATAATTGACGGTAATGGGGTGTGGTTAACTGAAATGCCAATGAATTTGGATTATTTCATTACTAATGAATTTGGGGAAAAAGTTATATCCAACGACCCAAGCGTAGGTATTCCAACTAAAGGGAAATATCGATTTAAAATTAAATGGCAACAACCAAATGATTTAACATTACAAACAAGACGACCATATTATTTAGTTCCGAATGTTAAAGAATATGGGTGGATTAACGAGAATAATGACCCATATTTTTCGGGGACAACCGCTGATAGAGAAAAACTGGCTAGTTCATATTATTTTGGGTTAGATTGGAGTGGATACACTAATGGTTTCACTTCTCAAGAAAAAATCGACAAACTTAATGAGTCTATTAATTGTGAGGACACATTTTATGAATTCCAATTCAATAAAGTTTATACGGTTTCATCATTAATTGACCAATACAAAAAAGGAAATAAAGGTCAATTTATTGGGATTAAGGAAATTGATAATAATGATTGTGCTAATAGTGTTAATAAATTTCCGGTTAATGACGGGTTTAGAAATTTCGATTTACTATTTTTCTTATTTTCAATTATTTTTACAATAATACAACCGGCATTTATTGGTATTTTAATTGCGATGCATATTGTCTTATTTTTATATAATATAGTGATTAGTGCTCTTTGTTCTATCTGTAATATTCGAATATTTAGAAAAAGGTGGTTTAGTTGGATTTGTCGTAGTTTAGGGATTAAATGTGATAAAAGAGATTATACTTTTAGGATACCTATGATAACATACCCTGATTGTCAGGCTTGTGATTGTAAACAAGAGACCGGAGTTCAAAGTAATAATACGTATAATGAAGGAAATCCAAATGGTACCGGAATTCTAACTTATGTGTCTTTGCAAGAAAACTATACCGCGATGTTGGAATCTATTAGATTTTCGGGAGATACTGATACCGCGGAACAATTAAGTGATGTTTATTCACAAGTTTTGGCGGGTTATGGTAGTGTTAGTACGGTTTCAAATAATCAACGATATAAGTTACCAATTTCAAACGTGTATAGTCTTAATGGGGAGCGTATTTTGGCAAGTAAAAATTTACCAATTGGAGAAAGGATTAACTTGTTTAATCAAAGGTCAAATTATTTTACGGGGGTCAATAAGATTAAAGTTACTGTTTCTAAGAATGAAAATGTTGGAAAATATCATTACGATAATTCAATTACCGTTTTATCTCAAGAACAATATAATCCCGGGGATTTATTAAGTTTTGTTAATTTTAGTAATTCGGAGGATAAAAATTATTTATATACTGCTAATACTATATCTGGTATAACTACAGGGATTAGTGGTAGTTCATATAATGGTAGTGGACAAACAATTGTGAACATATCTTATGCTAACCCTAATGACGGCAGCCAAAATAGTAATTTAAGTACCTCTTATATCTTACCTTATGGTTCAACTGAAACAAATTATAAATTTCCTTCTGATATTGAATATTACCAAGTTATAACCGCAATTACGGTTTCTCAGGCGATATTGATATGGAATTCAGGTACAACACAATCTTTTCCAAATATATTATCAACACCAACAGTTATTACTGAATATAAAAAAGTTTCTGGTAACATTGGTGTGGTTCAATCAGTGGTATCAATGACCGCCACTGACTATTTGGAGGATTATGAATCTCAGTACATTTTAGTTTTACAAAGAGGTGTTGACCCTTATTCCCCGTTATATTTAAATGAATACAAATTAGGAGGTTTATTTGGGACAAATGAAAATGACTCAAATTGGTCAGTAACTGCGTCGACACGACTTAATATTCCAATTCAAAAGTTGGACAATGTTTCATTGTCAGTGCAACCTTATACCCAAAGCGGTATGTTTTACCAATCATATTTTTTTAATCCGGGAAATAAATATTCGGGATTTACAACAACAGCGACAAGATATTATAGTTCGTTGGATAGTAGCTTAACACCCCCATTAAAATTTCAAATTTCGGGTAATAAAGTGATATCAACAACCTCAAATGGGTTTTGGTTGTCACTACCCGATAGTTCAAAATATGATAATACTGAAAATGTATCTGGAGTTGCCGCAATGTCATCCAATGATTATAATGACCAATTAGGAAATAGTCTTTCTTTTTCATATGGGTCTTTTAATTATTTTTACTATACAAAAACTTTTACCCAAACAAATATAATGACTATTAATTCTTCGCAACAAAATGTGTTAAGGACGGATAGGCTACCTAGTTCTGACTTTTTAGATGGTGGTTCGTGGGATAATAACCCTTCTTTATTACAACAAAATAATAATTTTGGAATCTATTCAATTAATACCGAATCAGGTGTTATTTCATCACAAAGTAATACAACAGGTGCCGACCAAGTAACTGCGGATTTAACAGGATTACCTAATGACAGTACTGTTTTACGAAGTTTTGATTGTGAAGGTATGGTTAGTTTAAATTGTTATAAAGGATTTGGTGACGATTTTGATATTAACGAATCTTGTGAAAATAATGATGCTGTTGAAAATGGGTGTTATATGTTTATGAGACGACCTTTAATTGATATGTTAAAAGATATTGGAAGTTTTGCTGAATGGGGGTTTCGTTTTAGATTTTTCTATGGAATATGTCGAGGAGTGTTATCACAATCGTTTATGAATAATTGGATTAATGGTTCTCTTTACGCATTTCCGATTCAAGTGGACACTTTTTATAATAGTCAAAATAAAGCTTTACCACCAAAATTTTGTAAGGATTTATCTTATTTTGATGAGGATACTAATAATTTTTATTATAGAAGTAGTCCATACAACTACATTAGTAATAGATTTGTAGGTAATAAGACTAATAATGATTATGGAGTTAACGTAGTTAATTTAATGTTCCCAACAACAATTATTAATTTAGGTATGAAAGATTATTTTTATTCTGAGATAACTTTTGACCCATCAACTAAGGGGTATATATTACCTAATATTAATTCAACTAGTTATGGGGATACCTCTGATTTAATTAATTTATTTGTTATTTCACGGATTACCGATGAAGGTTTTTTGGCTCAAATAATACCATTGGGAGATAACTCATTACAACAGTTATTTTCTCGTAATGAAACCAATGACATTTTAGGTAGGCGCCGTAGAATTGATGGGGATTTAGCTCAATTAATGTCAATTAATTGTGAAATTGGTAATATTAATTTTTCACCTGAATATTATGAAACGACAGGAGGTCCACCAACAACAATATTGGGTAATTCAGAAAATCCAACAATTGCAGTATGGTTTTCATCAACAACTGAAAATTTACAAACTAAGGATTATTTAACTCCCGGTAGGATTAATTTTAGAGGTAACGACAATATTGGGTTTTACCCCTACCCTTATGGGATTAAATCCCAAGTTGTACCATTTTATCAATGGGAACTTGATATTCCTGTCAACAATTCCTCGTCAAATTTATTTGGAGGTCAATATAATAATTGGGCAACAGACACCGAAGACATAATCCAAAATACCCCTTACCAAGGATTAGACAGAGCTAGTTTAACAACTAAATATTTTTTGGCATCTAATGTCGACGTTAGTAGTGAAGATTTAATGGCTCGAGGATATATTTTTGGGATGGATGATAATGGTAATTATTCAAGTAATGCTTCATTAGTTAGAAATCCTAAATTTTTAGTCGGCGCGCCATATCAATTTTATTTTGGTCCGGTTAAAGGAGAGAGTGCTTTAGATAAATTTAAAACAAAATATTCAGTAAATGAATAATTACACTATAATACCAAGTAACCTTAAATATAAGGGGGCGCCTTCTGTTAATGAAAATGTTTCTATCTCATTAGACCAAACAAGTCAACAAATAACGGAATACGATAGAAGTACAACTATAAGTTTGGCTCAAGTTTATGATGACGAAAGACAGTTATGTACTATTTTTAGACCAACATTTAAAGTTAAATATTTATACGATAACACATATACAGGCACAACTACTTACTTACCATTTCAATATAATTTGTATTATGTTGACCCTCAAACATCATTTAATAGTGGTACTTGGAAGGGATTCCCTCAGTTTTATGAATTTGATTTTTTTAGACCGATTACTGATAATCAACACTTTGTTTATAAATCCAAAAGTGCTTATACCTATAATTGGATGTATTATTTAACATATGCTCATGAAAATAATAACACAAAAAAATTAAACTACTATTCAGATACTTTAGGTACTATTAATTGGGTTGCGGAGCAAGGTATTCCCTTTAGTATTGAAAATATTGAAATTAATGGGAATGGATTAATTTCTTTTAAATGTATTGGGTCTCATGGGTTAACAACAAATGAATATGTTGAATTATCATTAACTTATCGAAATTCAAACATTTTCCAAGTTTACTCATTAGGTAATGGATTATTTGGTAGTGAAGAGTATGTTTTTAATGTTTTAAATATTGGGTATACCGGAACTACATTTGGTGATAATGTGAATGGTACTTTTAAAAGAGTCATAAACCCGGATAATTTAACGGAGACTAAATCAAAATATTATGTGAGAGAACACAAAGTGATTACAAATTTAGATGATTTAATTGTTACTAAAATTGGGTTTGAAAAAAATGTATTTAAAGAGACTATGAAATTCGAATACAGTTCTATCACACCAAATCATATTTCAAGAATTTCTCAAAAAACAAGTAGTAATGCATATAATATGACTTCGGCGTATGATTTAGATTTTGCGGGGTACATTGATAATCAAAAACGACCATTAAGTGAGATTTTTTTAACAATTGTTAATAAAGGATATTCAGGTTATTTTAATGAGCCGTCATCTGGGGTCGGTTTAAAACAAGGTTGGGGGTTTAACTTAACCAAAACAGTAAATCAATATTGGGATTTAACTAATACTGACTCCAACACAACAATTCCATTATCTTCATATACTCAAACTAGTGGCGCGACTAAGACGTTTTATTATAATAGTAATTTAGTGAAAGGAGATGTAATGGACGGTGATTTTTGTGAGTGGAATGATTATGAACAAATTGAAAGAGTAATTTCACCTTATTACCATAAAATAAAGTATAACCAAACTATATTTCAAACATCAAATTTACCGGACACAAATTCATTAGGTTATTATTATCAACCACATAATAAAATGACATTAAGGGTTTTTTCTGATTATGTTGAAACGGGAGATGTTAATATTATTGACCAAATCCCTAATTATTCTTTTTATTCAAGCGCCGACCAAGAGTTTAGATGGAGGGATATATATACTTATGGTTTTACGGATAATTTAGAAAGAGGGGTTGATTACCCGTTTTTAAATACATCTCATTATCCTTTTACTGATATTACTTTTAGATTAATACCCGAAGGAATAAACTACAACGAAAGCCTATATGGTTCCGATGTTACAATTAAACCATTAATAGATGAGTGTGAATAAAGTCACTATAGTACCAAATGGTATTGATAAACAAATAAATATTCCGGTTAGACTAACTTGGGACTATTTGGGTTTAGATATGGCAATTGATGAATATGAGTCTGATGTTATTACTGAAGTTATTGGAGTAGGTCGTGATTTTGAGATTAGTCGATTTAGTCATGCACCTGATACTACAACAAATAACACTGAAATTAATTATGAGTTTTATTTTTATTCGGGAGGTTCGATTAATAATATTAATAATTGGAAAATAAATTATATAGGTGAGGGATTTACTCCCCAAGATTTATATTATTATACTAATAATTTTACAAATTCATTTTTTAAATTGGATTTTTACGATAATACGGATGAGAAAAAACAAACAAATTATTTAACCGTCATTATACCAACACAACAAGGATTAAAAATGTCCACTCAAATGCAGAGGACTGTGGTAGATGTTAGGAAACCAAAATTTATTTTAGATTATGTTGGAGATAAAGAAGGGTTTTTTATTTATTGGTTAAAAAAGAGAGAGTTTTTAGATATTAATACATTTTATATGTCCGCTAAATTTTATAATGCTAAAACCGGACAATTCACTAAAATGATGACAGGTAATGGTACAGACCCATTAGACACTACTGAAGGTCCACAAGCAAATTTTGCTACAGGGGCTAATCCATATTTTTTTGATAATAACACATTTTTTTACTATACCGTAAATTTAGACTATAAAAATCAAACATATCAAGTAGTTAATACTAATGGACAAAGACTCGGGACAACAATTCCCATAAAATGGTTTGAATATATTAACCCACCTGTATAATGGAAGATTTTTATAATATTAAAATATCACCGGAAACGATTCTTGGGGATTTATTCGTTGTTGATTATGAAGGGACACCCGTTGGTGTTTATTCTGCAATGACCCAAGTTGTTAGTTCGGGTGTTAATGGTAGTTCCTTATTAACCGGATTGACTATACCTATTTTGATTAGACAAAGTGCGGTTGATACCGGGTATTATAGTCCATTTGATGGTGCGGTATTACAAAAAAATGTTGTTGCAAATTTTATATTTTCTTCAACAACATCATCCCCTTACCTTTACAATGTTTATAATACGTCGGATGAGTTCCAAAAATTTTTAGATTTATCTTCATATAAGATTGATTGGGGTGACGGTTCCCCAAAACAAACTATCACTAATTACGCACCTAATTCAATTAATCACACATACCCTGTTGAGAATAAAGAATATACGATTAAATTAGAACAAACAAATCCTTGGGGCATTACCAGTGTTTCAAAAACAATAACGGTTCCATTTAGTGATGTTGTAATTTACAACCCACAGGGTGAAGCATTTTTTGCTCCTTCTTCAGGGAATTGGGTTGGGACTTCGGTATCTTATGATTATATATTTTCTGGGGATGCGATTAATGAAGTATCTGCTCAAACCTCTAACAATTATGTTTCAATACCGTTTACCGTATCAGGAATTACTAAGTCGAGAATTAATGAGTTAAAAATGTATGGTAATCCAACAATTAATGAACGAATTGGGGTTCCTGTGATTAGTAATGGTCAAATATGGGGAGCAATAACAGATGTTACTTCAATTTATACTGCTTATACAATTACTGAAATTAATTACTATGATTACATTGATGGTACCACAATTTATTTCGTACAATCATCAGGACTTACGGAAAATAATATAACTGCGGTTCCAATAACTAAAGATGAGGTATTACTCAAAGTTATTGACCAAGCACAGGTTCAAACTAATGTTTTTGTTGAAAGAGGTAAAAACTCCGCGTATGAGAGAATACAAAGATTAGGTGAGGTAGATAACCTTGGTGACATGATTAACTATGGGTTTGGGTTCTTCAATGTCATTAATAAAGAAAATTAACAGAAAAAAAAGAGATAAGGTATTTATGAATATGGAAACAAAAGTTTGTACTAAATGTTTAATTGAAAAATCATTGGATGATTTTTATTTAGAGAAAAAACTTTATAGGAGGAGTGAATGTAAAACGTGTAATATAAAACGTGTTTCAAAATGGATGGAACTTAATTCAGAGAAGAAAAAAGAGACAAGTCAAAATTGGTATAAAATAAACTCTGAAAAAGAAATCCAAAGAAGTAGAGAATGGAAAAAAAATAACCCTGATAAGGTAAAAGATTATAGTCAAAAATGGTATGAAAATAATTCTAAAAAATCTATTGAAAATTCATCAATTTGGAAAAAAAATAATATTGAAAAGATAAAGGAATATAGTAAACAATATAGAGAAAATAATATTGAAAAAATAATGGAATCTCACAAAAAATATCGAGAAAACAATCCTGAAAAAATAAAAGAAACCCTTAAGAAAAGTAATCAAAAACCAAAAAGAAAAATGTCAAGTAATATTAGACGAAGATTAAGTCAATATTTGAAACTTAACATTATAACTAAAAAAAATAAAACCTTTGAAATTGTAGGATGTACTCCGGAATTTCTTAAAGAACATTTGGAAAAACAATTTAAGGAGGGTATGTCTTGGGAAAATTATGGATTATATGGGTGGCATATAGACCACATAATACCATTATCTTCATCTAAAACTGAAGAAGAAATTTACCAACTTAGTTACTATACGAATCTTCAACCATTATGGGCTGAAGATAATTTAAAAAAAGGAAATAAAATATTAAAGACAATATAAAAAATGGCAATATCGTCGTATGGGACCGTCAGAGGTTCCGATGTCTCACCTGCAGATGTCGAAATTATACTAAATTACACTCCAAGTAGGGATGTGACAGACCAATTCGTTTTAACGAAGTTGGATGCTCAAACTATTTTACGACCTTACTTTGAAAACTCAGAAACGGGTGGGAATGCCGGTGTTGAAGTTTTAGGAGGGTTATATAATTTAACTTTACCTGCAAGTCAGTTTAACGCTTTAGGGTTTTACACCCTTTATTTGAGACCAGCACAAATTAGAACAACAATTACTGATTGCGGTGTTTTGAGTTCGTTACCCAACGTCAAAGGTTTAGTTATTGATTTGGCTAATGTCCCAACTCAGTATCAAAATAAATTTGTACCCCAAGGATTGGTTGGATTTCGTATTGAATATTTAAATCCGGACGGTTCAAAAATACCAAATTTCTTTAGAGTAATTACCTCAAGTTTTTATTGTGAACCTGTCGTAACAAATGAAGTTAATACACAACAAAAGGCGATTAGATATAGATATGTTGACGGGTCTTCAAACTTATTGTTTTTAACTTTATCACCATCATCATCACCGACTAACAAACCAAACGCAACACCGTTTATTGGACAACCAAGTCAAGATATTATTATTACTAATACGTTCTTTAACCCGGTTACTGTTGAAATAGAAATGGTTGAATATGATATTTCATCTCTTGCGATTGCTCTTTATGGAAACCAAAGTAAATCAATCGACGACGGGATTTACACAATCTATGATTCCGCAAATAACATTTTTAGACAATATAATTTATATGAGGTTAGAGACCAATTTAATGCGTTGTTATATGAAGTTAGACAGAATAGAAATAATAATATTGATTTTAGTAAAAACTTCACAAATATAACAACTTAATGGCAGTAACTGTAAATACGACAAAATATTTTTATCCGCCAAGACCCGGAAGTGGGGCTGCGACTTTTTCCGACAACATTGTAGGTTTACAAACGGTTGAAGGGGGAGGTCTAACGCAAGGTAATTTTGAATTTACTACTTCGGTTACAGAGAAGGTTAATAGAACTTTTAATGTAGGGGCATTTTCGGAACCCTTAAGTTTACAATCGTTAAATATAGATGATGTTAATGAGAGTAGGAGGATTATGGCAACACAATTTAGGGTTTATCCTAATTATGATGTTTCACAAGTCCTTAACTTTTCTATGTACGGTTCATTACGTAAAAGGTTACAAGTATCTGCAACTAAGGTAATTCATTATTTTCCAGCATCGTTAGATGTTATGTTTAGTAACTTGGAATTTGTTACAGGGTCAACCGCAATAAACATATCTTACGATTCAGTTAATGATGAAACTTATTTTGAAGTTAATGTCGACAGAATTAACAATCCTTTTGATATTGATTATTCGGTTAGTGCCTCAACAAATTTAAATTTACGAGAAATAGTAACATCTCCTTATCGAAATTTATACAATACTTATTTAGATTATTGCGTAAGTATAAATGACAATATTTTTAAAATTGTGTCATTCCAACCGTCTCAAACATTAAGTGATGGTTATATTTCGTTTTATGTTTCAGGAGCTCCTTTTGGAATAACGGCCACAACAATAAATGAGGATTATCAAATTAGGCCAAATGATTTAATTGCTGATAAGATTTTTGCAGAAAGTTTTGATGAAGTTGAAAAATTCTTATTAAATCGTTTAATTAGACCTGAATATACTGCGGTTTTTCAAGTACCTGCTCAAACAGAAAGTGGTGAATTTTACACGAATTACCAACAGGTTACTTGGCCTAAAGACGGTGTGTGGAATCTTGATATTCGTTCATTTTTATTTGACGATTATCTAACCCAACTTGATGAGATTGCGGTTAATTTAGATTCATTCAAAACAAATTTAATTTCAAGATTTTTGGTAACGGACTCTTTAAAAGAGTTTGATACTATGGGTCAAAAAGTTGAGAAAATATTTCAAATTTATGGTAGAAGTTTCGACCAAATAAAACAATTTATAGATGCTTTAGCTTACATGAATTCGGTTAATTATAACCCATCCAATGATATACCATCTCAATTACTTGTTAATTTGGCTCAAACATTAGGGTGGAGTTCTAATTTTTCTCCAATAACAGATGAAGATTTCTTAAGTTCTGTTTTTGGGAATACAGCAACACCAACATATCCGGGTTACGCTAGGGCTCTTACACCAACTGAGATAAACTATTCGTTTTATCGTAATTTAATTCTTAATGCCTCTTATCTTTTTAAATCAAAAGGAACTAGGAGGTCTGTTGAATTTATGTTGAGATTAATTGGTGCACCTGATTCATTAATTGAATTTAATGAACATATTTATTTGGCTGACCAAAAAATTAATTTAACGCAATTTGAGACTCAGTGGGCGTCAATTTCGGGGGGGACTTATGTTAATAAAGTTCCGTCTTATTTACCTGGTGATACTTACAAAATTCGTGGTCACATATATTCAGGTTATACCTCAAATGCGACATATGAGGATGTCTCAATTAGATTATCTGATTATCCTATTGATATTTTTGGATATCCAAAGGCCCCTGTTAATACTGAAAATTATTACTTCCAAATTGGTGCCGGTTGGTATGAATCAACTCCACAACATAGAAGTCCTGATGAGGTGGTTATTACGGGCGCCGTTTATACCGGTCAAAATTATAATATTCAAACACAATTACAACCATTCACTTACGGACAACCTTACTTAGACCGATTTAGGGATTTCCCATATATGACAGAAGGTTTTAAATTACAAAAAGTAATTGATAATAATAAGTCGTGGTTAGAAGAAGATAATAAAATAAGAGTTTCAGTTAATGGTGATTACAATGCTTATTATTATGTTGATAATGAGAAATTAGTCTTAAATGTTAAGAATGTTGATTTATTTTTAAATCCATCACAAGGTTTATTATACGATGTTTGGAAAGAGTCTGTTGAATATGATTATCCGTTTCCTGAATCGGGATTAACTGTTGGTTATCCGGTTCCTGGCGGAGTGGATTGGACATATATTAATCCTGAACCAAAAAAGAAAACATTCTTTGAATTCTCACAAACATTTTGGGAAAATATGATTAATGTTAGAAATCGACAATATATTACTGACGGTAAAACAGGCGGATATCCGGTACTCCAATCAATTTGGTGGAAATACATAGAATCTGAACAAACTGTTGGATTACCAAATAACAAATATACTTATCAAAAATTAATTGATTATGTAAATGGTATTGGTCCTTACTGGATGAAGTTAGCGGAACAAATGATTCCTGCCACAACAATTTGGAATTCAGGTGTTAAAATGGAGAACTCTATCTTACATAAACAAAAATTTGTTTATAGAAGACAACGAGGTTGTCAATTTATTCCGGTTCCTGTTGACCCTTGTTATATAATTTCAAACATATTCGATTATACTTGTACAACAGAATATGTTGATTATAATATATATGCTTGGTCAAATGGGGATGTTAATGTTGGAAACTTTAATAGTATTTTGGCGAATAGAGTTAATAATATGATTGCTGAAAGTGGGTATACTTTAAACGATTGTATTCAAAATTCGGTTCAAACTGAATGGTACGTGGATTTAAGAATTAATGATGATTTGTTAATTAAGGAGCCATTTTATGTTGGGTATGGATATACTGATGCCCCAACAAATATCATGTGGAGAAATGCTTTAATTGAATATCTTCCATTGTTATACGACTATGGGTTTACATATTTTTTAAATGGAAACATTTTAACTGTCACAAGTCTAACTTGTACTCAAAGAAATATTAATGAAATACTTACATTAAATGTAGGTATACAAATAAACATAAATTGTGATAGTATTTAATGAATTTTAATTATAATATAAATGTAACGGGTGATTGCACTAATAATCAAACAGGGTCGTTTAATTTATCTTTATCTGGAGCTACACCTCCATATACCGTGCAAATTATTAGCCCATATGTTAGTGGACCTGTATTAACTAATAACTCATATATCCAAACAAACTTAAGCGCGGAAACGTATGTTTTATTAGTAAACGATAGTACTCTCCCCTCAAATTACCAAGAATATATCAATATACCAATATCTAATGGGGTTTGTTGTTCAATATTAGGGGTTAAAAATACTACTTGTAGTGGAGATGATGGAATGGTTACGGGAACTTCAACTTCTAACTTCTCTTCTACTATATTTAGTGTTTACACGTCAACAGATACTTTTGTAATGTCCGCCAACACAAATGTTTCAAACATTGTTTTTGGTAACTTAAGTGCGGGCACTTATTATTTAACTTCATTGGATTTAGGAGGGTGTTTAGGTAGAAGTCCGAGTTTTATAATTGAGGAGTCAATACCTTTAAATTATGGTTTATATGTTGTCCCAAATTCAAGCTGTGGTGGAACACCTATAGGTAAAATAACTATTACAGGAACAACAGGTTCTCCCCCTTATAGTTATTTATGGAATAACGGGCAAACAGGGTCAACAATCACAGGGTTAACGGAGGGTATTTACTCTGTTAGTGTTAGTGATTCCTATGGGTGTGTGGTGACTAAAGACGGTACGATAACTAATATTAACCCAATTGGGTTTGGTGTTTTTACTGCGACCCCACCGGGTTGTTTTTCTAGCGATGGTGTGTTAAGTTTAACCATTACAGGGGGAACCTCACCATATTATTATTCGGCATCGACAGGGGATGTATCAATTTCATATTCTAACACATTTAGTATTAGTGGTTTATCTGCAGGACCTTATTCATTTCAAGTTACCGACGCAGGGTTATGCCAGACCTTTGCGACAACGACATTAGTGTCTCCATCAGGTATCCAATCAGTTACTATTAATGGGGTTAATTCAACTTGTTCAAGTAGTAATGGACAAATTACGGTATCTGTTGTTGGAGGTTCATCACCATTTACGTATACTTTAATTAATCCTGGTGGAAGTACTATTAATGTTAGTACTAATCAAACAACTCAAATATATACTAATTTAATTTCCGGAACTTATAGTGTTGCAGTTAGTGATAGTTTAGGGTGTTCTTATGTTGAAGAAGTAACGATTATTGCGGAAAATAAATACACCATCTCAACTCAAGTTACGGGAACAACTTGTGGACAATCGAACGGCTCAATTACTATAAGTACGACTTCAGGTGCTACATTACCAATTGATTACTCAATTGACAATGGTTTATATGATATTATTGATACTAGTTTAACATCAGTGACATTTAATAATTTAGTTGCTGGTAATCATGTTGTTACTGTTTCTGACGCAACTAATTGTATTCAAACAAGTAATGTTTTAATAAATGGGAGTGTTCCATTAGATTTCTCACTTTATAGCACATCTTGTGGAACAGGGAGTTCAGGTAAAATTACTGCGTTTATTAATCAAGGTGTTCCCCCATTTAATTTTGATTGGTCAGACAATGTCCCTGGCAACCCGCAACAAATCCAAGTTTCTGGATTAACAGGGGGAACTTATAGTTTAATTCTTGTCGGTGGAAATGGGTGTTCACTATCTCGTACAACAACAATTAGTTGTTATGAAAATTTAACATCATATCAAACATATGTTATGGGGTCAGAAATTTTTAATATTACATCACCAACTAAATTCGGTTTATTACAAATGTTAAATGAAGGTTTTTATGATTTAACATTGGATAACACTGGATGTGAATTAAATGGGGCGACTTTCACTGCTAAAGTCTCAGTAACACCATTAAATTTAACCACAAGTGAAGAATTTTACACTTCAACGTCATTAATCGACGCTCCTCAAGATAACCTTTATTATGATACGATAACTCAATTACTGTTGAGTATACCCGGAGTTGGAAAGGTGGAAACTAACCCAACTGAAAATTTAATTACAATTGAGACTACAAGAGGTGATAATACATTGCAAGGTCAAGAAATTGTAATTGATTTGATAATTGAATATGATATAATTTGTTTGACATGACACAAGTAAGAATAAATGAAATTTCGGGGGGTACATATCCTGTTGACATTTTCATTGCGGATGTTTATGGTAATAATAAATCTTTAATTGGTGCTATTCTTTCAGGACCAGTCCCTCCGACAGTATCTTATAATACTGTGATTCCTTCTATTTTCGATACGGCGCCCGAAGTTATGTTATTAATGGTTGATTCTGTCGGATGTGAAGTTTTCAAAATTCTAAATTGTAGTGAGGGATGTGCATTTGAAATTACTATAATATTGGCGGATTGTGAAATGAATGTGACTATCTCTAAGTTAAATCCGTGAAACTAAATTTTTAAATTCAATTTTTAGTTGCTAAATTAAAACTTTTGAGGTATTTATTATAAAATATTAATAGTGGCCATATATTCAATTACCGTAATTAATACCGCGTCCGGTTGTGATAATGAAATAGTACAAGCGTTGGCAGTAACTTCATGTTCTTCTTATCTTATTAAGGTTAGTCCGGATTCTCCGGCGTTAGGCCCTTTTGACATTTACGTTAATGATATACTTTATTATTCCGGTGTAACATTAGAAGAAATGTTAATTGGAGTAGTTATTGAGCTTCAATGTGTGACTCCGACAACTACTCCTACTCAAACCCCTACTCAAACTCCTACCCCTACTCAAACTCCGACAAATACTCCGACAAATACTCCAACTCAAACAAATACTCCAACTCAAACAAATACTCCAACTCAAACACCAACACCAAGTGGGGCTGCGTTTTTAGGTTATATATTCCCTGAACCACAAGATAGTACTTCATTGAATGATTTAGGGTCATACATGTACAATACTGGTGCAACTGCATTCTTTGGGTGGGGTAACAGTGGTACACCGGCAGGTTCCAGTTATGCTGACGATATGGCTTTATACGTACAATATTCGGGATGGACTGGTTCATCGGGTAATTTTGTTACAAATATATCCACATTTTCGGGGACTATTATGCAATCATCAGGAGGTGGAACTGATTCATACGGGTGTCCTCAAAATCAATACACTTTAGGTAGTGTACCAATTTTACCATCACAAATAAATTCGTCAATACAATACACCTATACCGTTTGGATTCCGCTTAATGGAGTTGGTGGTGCTCTTAATAATATGACTTTAGATGTTGGTATTGGAAGTGCTTGTTCAACTTCGATAATTAATGACGGAATTCCTGATGCGGTAAATGCATCTGTCAATGTTATAGTACCGTCAGGTTGTGTTATTCCTTCAGGGGTATATCGAATATTATGGATGATTGAATTATGTTCACAACCATCGTCGCCACCATTAACAAATACCCTATGGATTAAAGGGGATATTAAATCATAATAATTAAATAATAAAATAAAAATATGTCATTCCCTTATAAAAACCCTTTAACCTCAGCCCAATTATCCGGTACTCAAAGTGCTGATAGAACCAGTACTTTTGGTACAAATTTTTCAGTATTAAGTACTGGGGGGTATATGGAAGTTTACAATTTAAATGACCTTAATTTAATATTAACTGCATCGACATATCCATCAAATATTCAATTATCTGCAAATACAATTCCAATAAATTTCACAAAAGGGTCTAACCCTTTATCCTCACCTGATTTTATTACTTTAAACTCAGATAATATTTCCTCAGGAAGAAGAAGACTTGGTATGTTAGTGTTTGTTCAAGAAACAAATACTGTTTACCAATATAATATACCGAATTATGAATCTTTATGGGCTGCGGTTAGCGGACAAACACCTGTAACAGTAACTGAATCAAATTATTCGACTATTGTTAGAAGTAATACCACGGAAGGAACTGCGTTTGTCAATGCTTGGACCGCATCAACAATTGAAAATGTCAATGGTGTGTCAAGAAATGATGCTCGTTGGAAAATATTTTATGCGGGAGGAGCTCAAGTCTCAGGTGCGACTTATTTTTCCGCAACCTCAACATTAGAATTATATAATGTTACGGGAGGAACAGTACCTGTTACAGGATTTACAAGTGGTGAGATAAGTGTTTCTGCAAATACTGGGTTAGGTATTAGTGAGGGAACTATATTATATACAACCTATAATACTTTATTATCACCAACATTAGTGATGCCAACTGATGTAGGGGGAATTCCCTCCGGAACCACAGTTAGTAGTTTAAGTGGGAATACTTTTGTCAGTTTATTTAATGACTTATTATTTCCAACAGTACTACCAACATATACAATACCGACAATTTCAATAGGGGGGGTTTCTAATACTCTTGCTGAGGTGGGTTCAACTATCTCGTTATCATTGACGGCAACAGGTGTTAAAAATGATGCAGGACGATACACTCAATTACGATTATTAAGAGACGGTAATCCGATTTTCACTGACACAACTTTAACTAGTGGGTTTACAACTAATATACCTAGTCAATTCGGATATACAGACCCCAATAATCCAAATATATCATATACTATAAGTCCAACACCTTATTCTGAAGTGTATACACTACCGGCGCCTACAGGATTAAATACAACAACCTTAACTGTATATAAATCTGATGGTAATTATTTTACTGGATTGGCTAAACAAAATAATAAAGGCTCAACTGATGTCAGAGCTTCACAAGTTAGAAGTGTTAATGCACCACAATCCGCATCAACTAATTACGATAGTACAACATTTACTTATAATAATATATACCCATTTTTTTGGGGGGTATCCACAACACAACCGACAACTTCAAGTATTGCGTCACTTATTTCAAGTGGGAGTGCTAATAAAATTTTATTAAGTGCTGCGGGAACGATAATAATACCATTTGCTGCGGTTTCGAAATATTTGTGGTTTGCAACATTTGATAATTACCCGGATAAAACTAAATGGTATGTAGATGCGTTAAATAACGGGAATATAGGGGGGTTAACAAATTTATTTCAATCACCGGTTTTACAATCAGTAAATAGTCCTGATGGGTATTGGTCAGGAATAAATTTTGATATATATATTAGTAATTATCAAACAACTAACACATCAATGCAATTAAGAAACTTATAATAATATGGCAATTATAATTAATGACAATTTAGAAACATTTTCACCTAAATCATTAGACACTCGATACGGACCGTGGACTAGTACCACTGAAGCTAATAATAGTATTATTATTGCAAATAGGTATATTGGTTTATCTGTTGGTATTATAACCGGAACAACAACATATAATGGAGGTAGATATGTAACCTCTAATACAGGAATATTAGAATATTGGTATTATACAGGTATTACAAATACGGATTTAGTTATGAAAGTTAGTGCTGATACCCGTCCATCCGCGGTTATTATATCAGGAACTGGCACTAACTCATCAGTTAGATGTGGCGTTAGTAATATCGCGTCAGGTGCTTATTCTGCGTCTTTAGGTGGAAGTGGAAACACAACAAACGCTAGAATGTCATTTATTGGTGGTGGTAATAGAAACGTAATTCAATCACCAATAAATGAATGTTGTTCTTTGGGTACGACAATAGGTGGTGGTATTGGACACAATACTTCAGGTGGAACATTTAATGCGACCACAGGTATTTTATCAGGAGTAATTACTTGTTGTAATGCTGGAAAATTATCAACGATAAGTGGTGGTTTAAGAAACTGTGCAACAGGATATATTTCAACAATATCAGGTGGTAATAACAATTCTGCAAGTGGAAGTAATGCAACAATTGGAGGTGGTTCTTTTAATACTGCTTCTGGTTGTCAGGCAACAATAGGAGGTGGTAGTTCTAATAACGCTACTTCGAACCATTCATCAATTGGTGGTGGTGTATTAAATATTGCTTCTGGTTGTCGTTCAACAATTGCTGGTGGTTATTCCAATGATGCTACTGGTGCGTATTCAACAGTAGGTGGTGGTAGATGTAATTATGCTTCTGGAACAAATTCAACAGTTGGAGGTGGTGTTTGTAATTTTACTTCTGATGGTTTTTCAACAATTGGAGGGGGAACAAATAATACCGCTTCTGCTACTTATTCAACAATTGGAGCTGGTTGTTGCAACATAACAAATTCAAGATTTTCAGTTATTGCTGGAGGACAAAGAAACATAATTCAATCCCCTACAAATCCTTATTGCTCTTTAGGGGTAACAATTGGTGGCGGTATTGGTCATAATACTAATGGAGGAACATTTAATACTACTACTGGAAATTTAACTGGTGTAATTACTTGTTGTGATGCTGGTAGATTATCAACTATTGGGGGTGGATTTAGAAACTGTGCAACAGGAGCTTGTTCAACAATTGGTGGAGGTAAATGTAACTCATCATCAGGTTACCAATCAACAATTGGTGGTGGTTATCAAAACTGTGCTTCAAATACTTATTCAACAGTTGGGGGGGGATTTAATAATATTGCGTCAAATCTTAATTCTACGATTAGTGGTGGATATAGTAATGAT